TTTTTTTTTTGAAAAATTTTTGATATTTGTAGGAGTGGTTGATAATATACCCATCACTCCTCCCCTGTTATTGAGAATGGGATATATCCCCCTGTCATCAACATTATTCACCTAATAAATTCAACAACAATGAAAAAGTTTGTAGAGACAACCCTGTCCTCAGTAATGGGTAAAGCTGAAATCAACGCTTTCCTATCAACTAAAGAAGGTCTAGAATACCTTCTTGCCATTGCAGACAACAGAGTACTGTTACCATGCCACGCAATTCCTGAAGAGCCTACTCCTATGAGTGTGAGAACTGCTGTTAGTTTAGCATATTCCCATGTTAAATACCTTAAAGAGTATGAAGATTGGCGCATTGCTTGCATGGAAGATGTACAAAATCAGATGCACTGTAGCTAAGTAAATAGGATGATAAGGAGGAGCACATAACTTCTCCTTATCACTTGATAAACATAATCATATGAAGAAAAACATTCTACTTTGCTTACTTGTTGCTATTGCATCATTTACAGCAGGCTTTATGGTGTGCCAAAACACCACAGTTAAACAGCAGTCCAACCTCATAGAAGCTTATGATGCTTATAATAAGCACACTGAAGAGCTGTTAGATACATTGAATAGTCAGTATAATTGGGTTGATGCTTTTGACCCTTATGACTATTATGAGTCTAGAGAGAAGTTGGATTCATTAATTTAAGCTCATCACTCCTCCTTTACATTTGAATTAACTTTAACTTGGGTGTGCTTGATACCCTAAATAAGTCCTAAAGGCATAGGCATTATCTTATGGAAAAGATTGAGAGAGGAACTATTATAGAAATTAAAGTTCCTAACGTAGAAAAGCCTATTAAGGCTGTAGTACTTGATGTTATAGAAAATTACGCTAGTGACTATAGTGCTTGCTATGTGTATATTTTGTGTGCACAGAAGAGAATCTTTAGAGCTTTTAACTGGTGGCATTGGGTTGTTGATAAAGGAGAAAGCTATAAAGATTGGTCAGACTTTATTTATGATGGTATTATCGTAGAGTATTGTGAAATACCTGAAATCCCATCATATATTTAAGCTAAGGAAATAAATAGATTAGGGACGGGAATAATCCTGTCCCTTTTCTTTTTGAAGAGTCAGGTAGGAGCAATATCACAAAAAGGTAAAAGCAATAATAGGTATCAGCAATGTTTTACCAGCACAGCTCATCACTCCTCCTTGGTGCTTGGGCTGGTGGGGAATGATAAGAGCTATAAGATATTATGTATCTAATAGATGATATTAGGTATATGATATCAGCACAGCTCATCACTCCTCCTTAGCTCCTGACACACTGCATTAGCAATGTGTTATAATTTATCATTTATCAATTAACAATTAGCAAATAACATTTGCTTTATTGCCTAAAGAATAAGGAACCCTTGGCAATAATATTATAGGGATAAGGCTATGAATATCTTTTCAAGTCTTCGAGTTTATGCTGGTAAATGGATGTTGAAATCCTCAAGAGCTTTTACGCAGGAAGAGCAGGATGCAGTATCTTCTGCAACTGTAGTAGCCAGTCAGTATGGCAATAGTGTTTGCTTTATGATGAAGTCTGGAGGACAGACTTTTATCCCACTTGACCAAAGCTCTAGTCTTGGAGTTGGGGAAAGTGTAGACCTCTCTAAGGCAGAGTTGATTACTCTTGAGAAAGATGGGGAGGCTGACATTAATAGAGTAAAGATTTAAGTCTCTCATAGATAAACTACTATTGCCACATAGTGTGGTGATAGTAGTTTTTATTCTTTAGGTAATAGCAATAATTCACTCTATTTCAATAGCTTATACTGTTATGTTAGACTATTTATTAGTGGCTGGCTTGATATCCCTCTTCATGCTTTTAGCAATATGGGAAGACCAACAAAACAAGTAAGAATCATAGAAACATAGCTATTTATACTGATAACCAAAAGAGTATAACTATTATAACAACAATGTTTTACTCAATAATTCCTGTATCAATAGATGTTAAAATAAACATATTCCCTATGAACAAATTCAAACTCATATTAAAAGGAGTGTTGTTATGGACAACAGCCTTTGCAGTTACACTATTTATATCAGGGATAGATGGAATACCATTCTCTTATATAATAGTATCTCTTATAGTTATTCCAATACTCTGCTATACCTGTTATAAGGTAATATCAGAAGATGAATTGGAAACACTAACACTTTGCAAATACTTCGGTATAAGCATTAAAGAAAAATAGTATGACAACTGATAGACAAAAAGCTAGTGTTCACTTTTGTGAACAATGGCTTAACATTACCTTCAATGGTGATATTGAAAATAGATACCAAGTCTCAATATTCTTAGGTGAATACCTACAGGAAGCTAAAGACTTATATAATGAGTTAAGATGTGAATATGAAGCATACCTTTGGGATTTAGAAGATTAAAATAATGAGAAAAAGATTCAACACTGAAAGAATTTGTAGTTCAGAGAACTATGAGTTCTCACAGAGATACCATAAAAGAATATTAACCACTAATCACAATAATAAAGAAGTAATTACTCTGTCATCTAAAGTAAAAATAACCAAGACATATTATACATATGTATTTGGCAAAAAAGTACAAATAAAGAAAACAGAGTTATCTCATTATGAAGGGTTTAATATTTATACTGAATAATAATAAAATAACTAACAATCAGTATTTATACTGAATATAGCTCCTATAGTTCAATGGATAGAATAACTCTCTCCTAAAGAGTAGATACAGGTTCAATTCCTGTTGGGAGTACAATAATAACAAGGTATTTACTCATATAAGGTAAATTGATTGTGTTTATTAGGTAATGTGTTAGAATTTTAATCGGTGACTTATTGTCACTACAGCATGATGGTCTGTGAAGATAGTCATGCTTAATGTCTCCATAGTTCAAGGGATAGAACAATAGTCTTCTAAACTATATATCTGAGTTCGAGTCTCAGTGGAGATACTATGAGTCCACTGTACTCCTTTCATAATGACTATAAATAGTATAGAAAAGGATGCTAATAGGTAAGCTATTACCACTTAGTAAATGCAACAGCTTCAATGTGGGGATATAAAGAAGAAGCTACGTGACTTAAATACAAAATTCAATAGGAAAGCTGTATGACTTTGTTAGGACATTCTTTCAATATGAAATGAATCCATTTTTATTAAGGGCCTATAGCTCAAGTGGTTAGAGCAACACACTCATAATGTGAAGGTTTAGGGTTCAAATCCCTATTGGCCCACGCTGGTTTACAATATCTAATAAGTTTCCCGAAGCACATTAGAACAACTCTACGGAGCTAATGTGAGTCTTCAAAATTAACTTGGTGAAATGATATATCCTAGAGGCTTCTCACTGATGCTAAAGTGATTTTAAAATATTTATTACTAACACAAATTAATAATTAAAATAAAAGTATATGACTGACAAGAGATTTAAAGAGGCAGAAGAGATAAATAGAAATATAAAGCAAATTAAGGATGAATTAAATTTTTTAAAACGATGTGATTATTGTTGTATAAAATTATATGATGATATTAGCAATCACATACAGGCTAAGGAGCTTAATTCCATACCTGCATCTATCATTTATAAATTTGCTTTTGAATATTTTACTAAAGAGTTGACTAGATTAGAAGAACAACTTAAATGTATATAATAAACAAATAAGAATATGACAACAAAGAAAAGATGGACTGAGGAAGAAGATAAACTTTTAGTCCAAGCTATTACAGCTAATCCTACAAACATTAAAGAAGCTTTAATACAAGTAAGTAAGACTCTTGATAGAACATTTTATGCTTGTCATTTCAGATGGTATCGTGTACTATCTATTACACAAAATTCAACAAAGGCTAGCACTTTATTTATGACAGTAGGAAGTAAAACTGTATATAAAAATAGAAAGAATAGCAGCAGTAATTCTACAACAAAACCAATTAAAAGTAATTTATGGAATACAATAAAGAAATTCTTAAAAATAAAATGAAACCACCTATTAAATATTAAAGACAATATGAAATTCGTTATTACAGATGCTAGTCAATATGCTTCTGGGAAGAAAGGACTTTCTCCTGAATATATTGATAAATTAAAAGATAAATATACATTAGAAACAATTAGAGCAAAAACTGTTTTTAATAATATAGAAGAATTAACTTTAGTAACCATTAATGATATATATTCATTAGCAAGATTAAAAGATTTAGTAGGGCCATTTATTATAGGTTTAGATTTATGTCTGCCAGAAGAAATTGAAAACAAAATGGATTCAACTATAGTTATTTATGATAGTTATATAGAAAGGGAAGGATGTTCATGCTGTTGTTGAAATTATTTCAACAATTGGAATCTTATTAGATGCCAAGGAATTGGTAGGTATGATGGAGTGTTTCAAGGAAATCTTACTTAAAAAAGTAAGAAGAGAATTACTTAAGAGTGCTAAAAAAGGAGAGATTATTATACCAGATGCAATGTCCTTTGCTCTTATGCTCAAAGAATTTATGGGGAAAGATTAACTCTTTTATATACAATGAATGAAATCAAAGTAAGTGTAAGCATTGTACTTCGAGGAAGTATTCTGCTTACCCAAGAGGAGGCTGAAACTCTTGAGAAAGAACAGCCAAAGAGTGGTTTTGAGAAGCATACTCAAGTAGTAGAAAACCCAAATGGGAAAAACAAGCAGGTTATACACTATCAGACTAGAAAGTGTAGAACTGCCAGTCAATCTGTGAAGATATGCAAGGAAGCATATTTTCATATGATTGACAAGTCTGCTTGCCCTGAATGGGAAAAGATGAGCAAGTGGGCTTCCAAGAGCAATAAGGAGAGACTTGAATCTCACTTGCAGAAACTTACTGAGCATCTTGGGGGAATTTCATTTACCTATAAGGTGTTTGAAGACTAAGAAACCACAGAGGAGGATGAAGCATAGTCTTTATCCTCCTTTCTTTTTGCAACCTATTTAATTAGTAACTAAAATGCTTAGATATGTGTGGTATAATAGTATTAGGAATAATTATATTCTTCCTAATTATAAAGATACTACTTAGGTATAAACCAAGGTTTGACTTAGTAATATCTGGTAACGGATTTATATTATTATTGTGGTATAATAAATATGATGATAACAATATAAAGAAAAGAGTTTACATAAAACTATTTTGACTATGCTGGAATTTGAATTAAAGAGAAGCAAGAAAGGTAAGAGGTCAAGATGGGCTAAAAAGTACCCAAGGAAGAGAATATTAAAGAAAGGCAGTGAGAAAGCTGCTGGATGGTATTTTCACAATTGGTATGATGATAATTATCATTATTTCCACGGAGATTTGCATAAATTCCTGTTGCAGAATGTAGGCAGACCAGTAGATAAGGTATTCTCTGAGTTCTTGCAAAGATGTAGAAAAGGGACTGAGAAGTATAACTTAAAAGAACAATTCTATGATATGTTTGAAGAAAAAGAGGACATAGACTATAGAGGAGGTTTCTACTTGTCTAATGGTATTATCAATTACAAGAAGAGAAGCAAAAGACCTAAAGGTTCTTATGTCCCATCATCTCTTATATTATCACAATTCAATACTCAGAATCTTCCGAGTAAAAGAAAGTTGTATAATATATGTGAGAGAGCCAAGGAGACACATAAGAAGCAACTTCTTGGTACATTCTACATCTCAACTGGTTTATACAAATCAAGAAAGGCTACAGTTTATGTAGCAGTAAAGTCAGATTACAAGACATCTTGCTTTTACATGAATATTGCTAATATAGTAGAGGTAGGATTAGGTATTAGGTTCTATGTACAGAGAACACAAGATGGGAAAGAATATATTGACCCAAAGTACATCACTTACTATGAGTATAAATGGTTAAGTAACAAGGAGTTACCTGACTATGTATTTCTGACTAAAGAAGGAGACTAAAGTCTCATTGACTAAATCAACATAAGTTTAACAAAAAAAAAAGCATGAAAACAATCTTAGTAGTTTATACTAATACTGCTCTAACAGCGAAGCAGATTAGTGACAGAAAGATGCAGAAGTATGTCTTTAGGACTGAAGAGGACTTCAAAGAGGGAGACTTGATTGAGTCAAAGGCATATTCAAGCAAGATGCAGGTAGTTGATGTCATTGACAATGACTACAAATATTATAACTCTTCCACTGGTGAGCTGAGGAATGACATCAACTCAACTAGATGCTATCCTATCAAGAAGATAGTACTTAGGGAGGACGATGAACTCACTGTGTATGCTGCAAAATGCAATGCGGAATAAAGTTATTTATGGATTATTACTAAAAGTATATGGAACAGAAAGCATTTAACATAATTATCTCTATTGCAGTGCTGGCAATGGGATTTATCTTATGCTTGGATTGTGGAGGGAAAAGAGAGTATAAGCCCCCTGAAGTGAAAGTAGACTCTTTTGAGTATAGGCAAGACTTTCATAGTAAATCTCCAGAAGATGGATTGATGGAAGCATTAATATACTATGAAGTGCAACATCCTCAAATAGTATATGCACAAGCTCTTATTGAGACTGGTAACTTCAAGTCCAATTTATGTCTGAATAATAATAATCTGTTTGGACTTTATAATAGTAGTAGGGGCAGATATCATAGATTTGACCATTGGACAGAGTCTGTGATAGCCTATAAGGTTTTCATCCAACGCAGATATAAACCCCCGGAAAACTACTATAAGTTCCTGCAAAGAATAGGATATGCAGGAGACCCTAACTACATTAGTAAACTAAAGAAAGTTGTAAACAAGAATGACACGAGAAGAAGTGAATAACTTGGCTTTATCTAAAATAGATGAAACTAAGTATCTGATACTGGAGCTTATCACTGGGTATGGCAAGACCAAAGTAGCAATAGACCTCATTAATCATATATGTGATAGGGTATTCAGGAATGATGAAAGTCCTACTACTATACTTATTCTTGTAGCTAAGACTGTGCATAAGCAGACTTGGAAAGATGAGATTAAGAAGTGGGGAGGTATAAACTCAGACTGTATTACCATTGAATGCTATGAGTCTTTTAAGAACTATGAGAACTCATATTTTGATATTGTAGTAGCTGATGAGATGCAACATCTCTCAGAGGCGAGACTGAAAGTATTAGAATCTATTCATATCAATGAAGCTTTTATTGGCCTGTCTGCCACTATCAAGAGAGACATGAGGGACTACTTCATTCATAATCATAAGGCTGAGGTTATTAAGTGTGACCTCAAAGAAGCTGTTGAGGATGAGGTATTGCCTGAGCCTACAGTATATCTACTGCCTTTATCCTTGGATGTTAAAAGTTATACCTATAAATTCGAGAAAGTCAATAGATTTGGGCGTAGTATAATCACTACTCAGAAAGGTTACTATGATAGAATCTCTTCACTTATAAAGTGGTACAAGAATAAGTACTCTGATTCAGGAAATAGAAGAATGAAGAACTTGTGGCTTTCTACTGCTGGCAAGAGACTGAAATGGTGTGCTGAACAGAAAGAAGCCCTTGTATTATCTCTTCTTGACAAATTCAGGAATTACAAGACTTTGACTTTCTGTAGTGGTATTGAGCAGTCAGAGAGGTTAGGTAAATACAATATCACCTCGAAGAACAAGGCTTCTGTAAAGAACCTTGAAATGTTTAATTCTAATAAGATTAAGCATATAACTGCTTGTAACATTCTCAATGAGGGTGTAAATCTGACTAATTGTAGGATAGGCATATTCTGCAACCTGAATAGTTCAGAGATTGTAGTCAAGCAAAGAGTAGGACGTATTCTTCGTCATAAATCTCCTATTATCATTATTCCCTACTTCAAGAATACTAGGGAAGAAGAGTTAGTAGAGAAGATGATTGAAGAGTACAGCAAAGACTCTATAATAACCATAGATAATGTTAATGATATAAAACTATAGTCTGATGAATTATATTATCAATGAAGATATCTGCATAAAGAAAGGTATGGATTTGCCATCCTTGCTTGCAGTGTTATTAGTGAAAACTGGAGTAAATATATCTAAACTATTTAATGACTTGGTAGAAAAACAGATATTAGTGAAAGATATGTTCTCTGGTGGATTCTTTGTCACACAAAGATGGAATAGTGTATGTTCAGACATCCTACTTAGTGCTGATAAGTCTGTACCCTCTGATGAAAGATTGGTTTCTCTAGTTGATAAGCTAATGGAAATATTTCCTAAAGGGAAGAAAGAAGGTACAACTGTATATTGGAGGGGAAATAGAAAAGACAACAAAGAGAGACTTCAGAAGTTCTTCAAATTGTATGGAAACAAGTACTCTGATGAACAGATTTTACATGCTGCCAGTGAGTATGTTAAGTCCTTTAATGGTCAATACAACTATATGAGGGCACTTAAATACTTCATATGGAAAGATGTGAGAAAGACTAACAGCAATAATGAAGGGTATATCGAAGAGGTGTCTGACTTAGCTTCTTACATAGAAAATGCTGGTCAGGAAGAAACTCTTAGAAATGACTGGGCTACAACATTAAGATAGTATGAAGGAAAATATAAGTTTAAGAGAAAGGGTTGTTGCTAATCTTGAAGAAAGAAGGCAACGAATCCTAGATGGACAGCTTAATTGCATTCCATCTCCTTTCAAGAGATTCAGTGAAGATTTCATTGGTATTGAGCAAAGTTGCTATTACACCATAACTTCTTTCACTAAGGGAGGTAAATCTCAATTCACTTCCTATACTTTTATCTACAAGCCTCTCATGTTCTGCTATTTTACTAAGGCAGATATTGACATCAAGATATTGTATTTTCCTTTAGAGGAGACTCCTGAGAGGATTATGCAGAGATTTATATCTTGGTTACTATTTGACTTCAGTAAGGGCAAGATAAGAGTTAGCCCAAGAGAGTTAAGGAGTACTGTCTCTCCAGTATCTGAGGAAGTCTTGAATATAATCAACAGCGAGGAAATCCAAGACATACTTAAGTATTTTGAAGAGCATGTAATCTTCCCTGAAGAAGCTGCAAATCCTACAGGAATATATAAGTACTGTAAGAATTATGCAGAGGAGCATGGCACAGTATATACTAAGACTGGTCAGTATAAGGATGAGTTTGGCATAGTACAGAGCAGACAAGTGTTTGACAGGTATGAGCAAGATAATCCTAATGAATACAGACTGATTATCATAGATACTATCAACCTTATAGATACTGAAAGAGGAATGGCTATCAAGCAATCTATGGATAAGCTAAGCGAGTATTGTGCCAAATATCTCAGAAACAGGTATAACTATTCTCCTGTCATTATTCAACAACAAGCATTTGACCAAGAGGGCAATGAGGCTTTCAAGATTGGCAGGGTAAGACCTTCTGTTGCTGGATTAGGAGATAGTAAGTACACTTCAAGAGATAGTAATGTGGTTCTTGGATTGTTTTCACCATTTAGATTTGCATTAAAAGAGTATGAGGGATATGATATATCCAAGTTTAAGGATAATATTAGATTCCTTGAAATGATTGTGAATAGAGATGGTGAGATGGGAGGACTATGCCCATTATTCTTTGATGGTGCAGTATGTCACTTTGAAGAACTCCCAAGGCCAGACAACAGCGGTGAAATATCTAAAGTATATGACTATCTAAAACACATAAGAGGTGTAGCAGCTAAGTCATTTTGTAGTTATGGAATGAAGAAAAGGAAAAAGAGCTTGCATAATACTGGATTATTTAGTAAATTCGCAGCCCTTTTCAAGTAAAAGTAACATTATAAAACAAAAACAATGGCAAAAATTCTAGTTTTAGCAAAATCAGGCTTCGGAAAAACTACCTCCTATTGTGGTAGGGAAAAGTTGGGAATTAAGGGTCTTGACCCAAAGGAAACCTATATCATTCAGTGCATTGGTAGAGGTGTTCCCAATCCCAATTTCAAATTGATTGAGGGTAGCATTGGAGTGGATAATGTAGGAAAGCCTACTCAAAAGCTCACAAATGCAAATGCCCTTGCTACAGGTAATAGAGTTCAAGTAGATGGGCTTACAGGACTTGACAGATTTGCAGCAGTAGCTGAAATTCTGAACATCTTGAAGAAAGCTCCCTACAAGAATATCATCATTGATGATTTCAATTACCTTGCCCAAGACTTTTATATGGCAAATGCCATGAAAGGTGGATGGGATACCCCTAAGCAGATTGGCTATGGAATGGGCTTAGTATTTGATGCTTTCAAGGGATTTCCTGAGGATAAGAATATTATCTGCTGTGCCCATTATGAGGAGTATAAGGATAAAAATGGAGACTCCATTTCCTATAAGTTCAAGACCACTGGAAAGATGGTTGATGACTATATCACTCCTGAGGGTAAGTTTGATATTATCCTCTTTGGGAAGGTAGGATATGACCCTGAAAACAAGAAGCCTATCAAGCATTTTGTGAAAGAATTTGATGGTGAATATCCTGCTAAAGATAGTCTTGGTGCATTGGATGACCTTCCTGATGAGATTCCTAATGACTTATCTATAGTAGTAGACAAGTTAAGGGAAATCTATGGATAGGAATGAAACTATAGAATTATCAAGGTTGGCTGCCTTTGATAAAGTGCCTATACCTAAGGCACTTAAAGCAATCACAGACTATTGTCTTGAAAAGGGTAAATCAGATATTGGCATCTCAGTACTGAAAGAGTACTTGGCAAGAGATGTTGTTATGCTAGGGTCCTGCCTAAATCAAGCCTTAGAATACTTTGAAAGAAAGTTTGTGATATGCAAGCTATGGAGTGCTCCCATAAATAATGCGGGGCAAAGAAAGTTATTACAAATCTTTTAATATAAGAAAATATGAAGACATTAACAGTAAGACAGTTTGCAGGTGTAAAAAGAATTGCACAGAATGTTAATCCTTTGGTAGTAAAGAAGAATAAGATTGCTGCCAAGATTGATGAACTCAATGCAGAGTATGATGCTCTGACTGAGGAGATTGAGGGACATGAAATGGGTGTCAAGGCCCTGACTAAAGGCTTCACTAGTGAGGACTTAGTTGTCAAGAGGGTAGAAGATACTGGTAAGACTGATAAGGATGGTAAGCCTATCAAGGTAACTAAGTATGAGCCTAAAGAAGGTGTTGTGGTATTCAATGAGGAAGCTAATGTGTATGAGATTCACGCAGAAGAGCCTGAACCTGAACCTGAAGCTGTTGCTCCTGATACAATAGATGATACTGAGAAGGCTCCTGAAGCTGTAGTAGAAGTCAAGGTAAATGCAGAGTCTTCTTTCCCTGACAATCTTCCTTACTAAAAAACAAGAGAAAATTTACAAGAAGTAGAATTAAACAAGTTAAATAAAATGAAGAAGAATATTGGTTTTAATTTCATGGCCTTTAGTAAAGGGGCAGTGTCTACTGAAGGCAATACAGTGAAGAGATATGTAGGTGTAGCACCTGTATTTGTACTTGGTGTAAATCCTAATAAGGAGGAACTTGAAAAGCTGTATAATACCCAGCTTGAGAATACTCCTGAATATCTCAGTGAAGTTGAAGTAGGTGAGGACAAGCACAAAGTTCCTAATGTGAGAATTGACTTCATTGTCAAGACTGATGCTGAGAAGTGTGGTGGTATTGAGTTTACTACCAAGGTGGCTTTCTTCATTAGGAAAGAACCTAGAATCAACAGAGATGGTAGTAAGGTACAGGTAATTGACAAGTATGGTAGGACTGCTTGGGTAACTAAAGAGCAGTACAAGAACAAGGAGATTCCTGTATATTCTAGTGGCCCTGCAAACATTGACAAGGACTATAGAGCTTGTTTCCATGGAGAGGAAGAGCTTACCAACTTCATTAAGGCATATCTTAACATTCCTAATGTGATGAAGTATGTCAATGAGAAGTGGATTATGGTTGATAATCCTGATGATTGTGAAGCAAGACTTGAGCATGTTGAGGATTACTTCAAAGGTGACTTCAGTGAACTTAGGGAAATTATTGCTCTTCAGCCTACCAATAAGGTTAAAGTGCTATTTGGTGTGAGAACCACTGATGACAATAAGCAGTATCAAGCTGTCTATACTCAGATGTTCTTGAAGAATAATATCACTGACTATAGCAGACTTGACAAGGACTTGCAGGATAGAAAAGCTGCTGGTGCTTATTCTACCACTGAGTTCATTGTAGGAGACTTGAAGGAGTATAATGTTGAAGCTACTGACCTCAGCAACTCTGGCTCAAGTGATATGCCTTTCCCTAAGGCAGAGGAGTCATCTCCTTGGGACTTTGGAAAATAAGTAGTAAACTCTCTCTCAAAAAAAAAAGTATGTCTGTCAGTAAAGGTGAATCTTCTGTTACTTTAAGTGACATTCTAGAGAAGACAACAGAAGCAAATATTCTGTCATTCTATCTAGGAGTCACTGAAATTCCTTGTATTATACATAGTCCTCTTAGGAAAGATAACAGGCCATCATTTGGCCTGTACTCCTCTAATGGAAAAAGGATATATTTTGTAGACTTTGCAACCAAGGATAGAGGAGGTGTATTTGACCTCCTTTGTCAGATGTGGGGATGCAACTACAGAGAAGTCCTAACAAGGATAAGCAAGGATATGCCAAAGCTCTGCTCCATAGGAACACCTGATGTCCATAAACATATTCCATGTGCTGTGAGAAGTACCATTGAATGCAAAAAGAGTACTGACTTACAATGCAAAGTCAGAGATTGGACATCTTATGATGTTGAATATTGGAAATCCTATGGAATAAGTCTTGATTGGCTGAAGTATGCAGAAGTTTATCCCATATCACATAAAATCATCATTAAAGATGGTCATAGATATGTGTTTGGGGCTGACAAATATGCTTATGCTTATGTAGAACACAAGGAAGGTAAAGTTACTCTAAAGATATATCAACCTTTTAATAAGAATGGTTATAAATGGAGTAACAAGCATGACAACTCTGTGATAAGCCTGTGGACTAAAGTACCTGAATATGGGGAGCAGATTTGCATTTGTTCTTCACTGAAAGATGCTTTATGCCTATGGGCTAATACAGGGATACCATCTCTTGCTATCCAAGGTGAGGGATATAGGATAAGTGATACTGCAATTAGTGAACTGAAAAGAAGATACAAACAAATCTTCATTTGCTTGGATAATGATGAGCCAGGATTAAAAGATGCTCAGAAGTTAGCTGAGGAAACAGGGTTTACTAATGTAGTATTGCCACCCTTTGATGGAGGAAAAGATATTTCTGACCTTTTTAAGGCTAAAGGAAAAGAAGAGTTCCTCAAAATTATTAAGCCTTTATTTAAAATCAAAGTAATAGATGATGATTGGGATGATTTACCCTTCAAAGTCTATTAAAAAGAAAAACCAAGTAAAAATTAAAACATTATGGAAACTCGTAAAATCACTATCGTTTCAACTAAGAGTCAATCTAAGAAAGTTATCATGTCTTCTGCTACTACTCTTGCAGAACTGAAGTCTGACCTGAGACAGAATGGCATTGACTATGAAGGTATGTCCTTCTTTGAAGGTACTTCTAAAGTAGAGTTAAAGAATGATGCTTCTGTTCTTCCTCATGATGTACCTTGGAAAGGCACTGTTACCAATGAATTGGTATTCATGCTCACCAATACTAACAAGAAAATTAGGTCTGGTGCAATGAGCAGAATGGAGGCATATGCTGAAATCAAGAGAATGGGTCTTCAAGATGCTTGCCTTAAGAAGTTTGGGAAGAACTTCACTATGTGTAAGACTGCTGACCTTATTGCATTGGTACAGAGTAATAGTGCTGCAAAGCCTGCTCCTGCTCCTAAAGCTGAGGCTAAGAAGGAGGAGACACCTGTAAACACTCCTGTAGCTCCTACAAGTAATGGTGATGGGTGTGTTGATACTGCATCAAGAGCTGCTATCAGTAAGTTGGTGGAAATCCTTGAGGACAATGGCACAATTGAGGATTATGAGAAAGAGGAAGTGCTTGGTATTCTTGGGGGTGAAGTAGCTGTAACTACTGCAACCTCCGAGGAGTATAAGCCTAAGTCAGCTTCTCCTTACTCTGATGATGAGATTGATGATATGTTTAATGACATGGACATCTAAGGGCAAAAAAAAATATGTAATGGTAGGCAGGAGATATTATATCTCCTCCTACTTTTTTTTTACATGAGTATGAGTGAAGAAAATATTAAGCGATTTAATGAAAGTGTACATACACTCTATAATGCTATAATGGATAAACCTCTTCAAGTGCTTGGCATATTCAATGACTTCTTTGGAGCAGACAAAGTTGATATGCAGGGTGTTTGGAATGAAGATAGACTAAGGTCTTGGCTTGAAGTAGAGCCTATTACTTCATATCTCTATAGGGGTAACTCAAATGTAACATCTAGTGAATGGGATACATATCATACTAAGAGTATAATGGATTTGTCTCAAAGTGAATTTGAATGGGCACTCTCATCATTATCTCATGAAGATACAATAGAAAGTATTGTTAGTAGTAAGTTCGACAATATGTTTATCCTTGTACATTTTCCGCATGTAAGGATTACTAATGAGCATGATAGATATGTAGATATTAACCATCTGTGGGCTAAGATTAAAATAACATCTGAGGGCACTATGAATGGTAATTTTACTCTCAATAGGTCTGAATACCAAGCTATTCACTTTATTAGTAACTATATGCACAGTCATGTAAGTAGCATTCCTAAAGATGACCTTACTAGGTTTATGAGTCCCTGCACTGGAGATGGGCCTATCAATAGTACTATATCATCTTTATATAGAGAATTTGATAGTGACCTTTGGCAGTTATTCTGTCTTGAACTCAGTAAGTATGTTACTGTGGAATCTATTTCAGGAAGACCTTATCATTATCTTGAAAAAATAGGTACTAGTAATATGGATACAGGAGTATCTTCCTTTATTGCATTTAATAATCCTACTAGATACTGGGATTCTTCTAATGCAGCACTAGACAGGTTAAGAAAGTTTGTCAAGTACTTTGTTCAAGGAAATCATTTGAAGTTTAACTATGTGAATGGCTCTTATTCCATAGGAATGTCTTTCATAGAGTACATAGTGCTAATTAGCAATGAATTTATTAAATGGTACAATAGGCAATTCAATGATAAGAAAATGACTACTACTCTTGAAAGCCTAGAAAGAACCCATGTAGTTAGAGAATGTATTATTAGCAATGGTAAAATCTACTATGATAGCAGCAGAAACAATATCAATACCCTTTCTTCTTATATAGGAAAGAAAGTTTGCACTTTCAAAGGAGTGAAGATTACTCTTAGCATATCAGACATATCTGAGGTAAATGCTGAGAACAAGAGTATCATACTTGACCCTCAGACTGCATTATTTATATTAAATCAAATCCTCAAAGTATTAAATTATAGATATGGAAGGAAAACAGCTAACCATACAGAGTACCAAGTTGGTACAGAAGTTAGGTACATATAATTATAAGCTGGTTATACCAGCTGAAGTTGAGAGAAAAATAAGATTTGCCTGCCAAAGAGTATGGAATACAGAGTGGTCAGGCACATTATTTTTTACACATGAAGGTTCATTTGAGAACAATGACCTTGTAATAAGATGTGTGGATATTTACATTATGGATATTGGTACTCAAGCCTATACAGAGTTTGATATGAATCCTGATGTAATAGCATATATGTGTGAGCATTCAGAGCTACTTGATTGTCAAATGGGCCTTATCCATTCTCATAATAATATGTCTACTTTCTTTAGTGGCACTGATACTGCTACCTTGAAGGAAGAGGGCAGAGATAGGAACAACTTTGTATCTCTCATTGTGAACAATGAAGGAAGCTATACAGCTGCTATCACTAGAAGAGTGAAAAGTAAGAGTGTGAAAGAGTCTGTATCCTATGAGTTCTTTGGAGATGGTGAAAAGCATGATACCAAGGAGTATGTGTCTGAAGAGAATGAGATTGAGTGGTTCTATCTCAACATAGTCAAGGAAGGAGATACCTTTTCCTTTCAAGACATGGATGTTAGGTTTGAGGAAATCAAGAAGAGGAAAGCTGAGAAAGCTAAAGAGGCTGAAATGGCTAGGAAACAAACTTCTCAGGTTACTTCATATAGACCTTCAACTGTTATAAATTCTTATGGCACAAAGGCAGGGTCTGCCAGCACTATGGCTAGTAAGAAGGCTATTGGTCAAACATCACTCTTTGATGGCATAGATGATTGGGATTCTGATAACTTTGATATACCATATGGTACAGCTAAATTTGATAGGAACACCATCAGACAGCTTACTTTGCAGTTGATTACTGGTAGTATTATCATACCTAATGATAGTAAGATTGACATCAAGAAGTGGGCAGCCTCTATGCCTGCAATGTATCAGAAGAGATTTGGCAAAGGAGAAGAAGGCATGAAGCTCTTTGAGTTGTGGGCAGATACATATACTGAGTTCCTCTGTTGGTATGCAACAGATAGAAAACTTGAAGCTCAAGGTATGGATGACACTGAGATATGTGCTATATGTGCCCATGATATGATTGAAGAATTAACTAAACTCCCTGAGAATGAATATATCAAGGGGTATATTGATGCACTTCAGAAATACTTAATATTATGAATGGAGAAACAATAATTCAAGCAATAACTCAAGAAAACATTCCTGCAACTATGCAGGAGGCTTATAATTCCCTTATAGAAAATCTCAATGAAAATACTATACCTGAGTCAGACAGTGCTATAGAAGATGATGGTGACAGCATTAGCTTTGACCTTTCAGAGGAAGAACAGGCTATCCTTGACCAAGCTGTAGAAGATGCACATCAAGAGATACCTACAAACTCTGCAACTTTGCTTGTAGATGAAGCTACTAGTAGATTCAGTTCTGCTATATGGTATGAGAAGATACGGGAAAAGACTATTGTTCTTGCAGGTGTAGGAGGTATTGGCAGTTATGTGGGATTCCTGCTTGCAAGAATGAAACCTGCCTCTTTGTTCATTTATGACAATGATATAGTGGAAGCTGTCAATATGTCAGGCCAGCTATATAGTCGAAATGATATTGGAGTTACTAAGGTAGCTGCCCTTGCAAACATGGTCAAGGATTATGCTGACTATGGTAGTGTGTTTGCCATAGCTGAAAGATTCACTCCTGAATGTGAACCTACAGATATTATGATTTGTGGGTTTGACAATATGGAAGCTAGAAGAGTGTTCTTCACAAAGTGGGTTGAGCACGTTCACAGTAAACCTGAGGAGGAAAGAGCTAATTGTCTATTCATTGATGGAAGACTTGCAGCTGAAGAATTTCAAGTTCTCTGTATCAAGGGAGATGATTTGTTCAACATTGATAGGTATCAGAAGGAATACTTGTTCACTGATGCAGAAGCTGATGAGACTATTTGTTCTTATAAACAGACTACTTTCTGTGCAAATATGATTGCATCTTATATGGTTAATTTGTTTGTAAATTTCTGTGCTAATCAATGTGAGCCTCTCATTGACAGAGACCTGCCATTCCTTACTACATATAATGCAGAAACGATGTATCTTAAAACCGAAGCATAATGGAATTTTCAGCTAGATTTATACGTGAAATGACTAGGCCATTTTACGATGCCCAGCCTCTCCGCTTTAATTCAAGGGATACAAGTAATCCTATTACTCTTGATAGTAATAATATGTTCAGTAAAAGTCTTGTTGTAGATACTACAGGAGACAATATTGAAATACCCTCAATTGCTAGGACATATTACGAAAACATTATCCGTGATAATTTGATTCATAGTAATGTAAGGGTAGAGAGAATTATACTGCCTCTTTATACAAGTGGTAATAGTCAAAGTAGAAGAACTTTTGATGGTATCATGAGAGAGTTCTTCTGCAAACCCCCCCTTAACCAAAGAGTGCTAAAGGTTACAACTAATAAAGGTGATACTTATTATGGTGGATATGGCCTTATATTAGATGAGGAGTTTAATCCTCTCCTAATGTGTGGACTAAAGGCCAGAAAGGTGATATCAGAACATGGTGATGATGCAGAAGTTGTACATATACAATACTATAGAACTGTCTGTCATGTTAGTCCTATAGTATTTACAGAGCCTAACAAGTTAATTAATAAGGGCATCATAAAGAAGCTGATTCCTCTATATACCACTATGGACACAACTTTTCCAAATGTCAGTGTTGGCACTTCAAATAGCCCTGATAGTAGGAAAGTAGAAGTGATTATAGATGATTTCAGCAAGTTCTTCATTTCCCCTATTGTACCTACTCCCAATAAGTGCAGTAATGATGCACTTAATAAGTGTCTGAATGATAACATAGAAGACATTCTGTATCTAATATGACAGTAGAAGAATATTTTGGGGATTGGGTTCATGTCTTTGACATGAAGGAACTCCACAAGGTGATGTATAAGTTAAGAGTGGAATATCAGAGAAAGAAGATATGTCCTGCTCAACCTGATGTATTTAGAGCCTTTGAGTTATGTCCCCTTAAAGACTTGAAAGTAGTTATGTTAGGACAAGACCCCTATCCCCAAAAGGGAGTTGCTACTGGCATACTATTTGGAAATAGGGCTGATGTGCAAGAGAAAAATTTATCTCCATCTCTACAAATCGTTAAAGAGGCAGCTATAAATTTTGAGATTCCAAAGAATAATTGTATCTTTGACCCCACTTTGGAGAGTTGGGCAAAACAGGGGATACTAATGATAAATTCTGCTCTCACAGTAGAAATGAATAAGGTTGGTTCTCATGCGATGATATGGAGACCATTCACAATTGCTTTATTAAAACACTTATCAGAGTGTGAGACTGGCATTATTTATGTTCTATTTGGGAGACAGGCTCAAACATTTAAGCCCTACATTAACAAACAATTCAATAACATTCTTGAAATTGAACATCCAGCATACTATGCAAGGCTCAATAAGAGGATGCCATCTGAATTGTTTGCTACTATAAGTAATATGTGTAAAGACAAATATGGAGTACCAATTAAATGGTACCAAGAGTGTTAAACAATAAAAACAAAAAGACAATGAAAAAGTTCTATTTGAAGAATGGCAAAGAGGTGCAGGTTGGTGACACTATCACTAAAGTAATCAAGACAAAACATCCTTTGCTTGGTGAGGTCACTATGGTAGAAAATGTAGTAGTTACCGAGGCAGCTTTGCCTAAACTGATTGAGAAGGGTATTATTACTACCTCACTTGGTTCTGATTTTGATGTGGACAAGGTTAAGCCTGCTGAGTCACATATGAATCTTCACTACTATGTTGAAAAGCTGGCAAAGAAACTTAACTGGAAGGTAGAGAAAATGTATAACTACCTCAATACCATTGATAGTGTGTATCCTGCTGCTGCATTCTCCATGATACTCAGAGAAGTAGCTATTGAGCTTGACAAGAAGTATGAAGACCACATTGAGAAGAGTCCTGAAATCTATGTAATCTCCATGCTTGATGGAAAGATTACCAAGGCTAACAAGGCTCACATCAAGAACTACAGAAACTTTGCAGCATTTAGGTCTGTTGAAGATGCTAAGACAGCTTGCAGCATTGTAAGAGAAATCCTTAAAGAACTATTCAAAAGTGGCAAATAAGAAAATTAGAAATGCCACACAGAGTAGCTCTAAAGGTATAACCTTCAAATCCCAGTTGGAGAAGAGCATATATAATACTCTTCTTCAACAGGGGTTTACTCCTCAATATGAACCAATTACTTTCACTTTGTGGGATGGCTTTAGTCCTATCACTCCCTACTATGACAAGGAGACTGACAAGCAGAAGGTAAGGAGAATATCTGAGGGAGTAAATACATGCCATTCAAAGATACTTGTTCAGAAAACAAGCAAAGTAGTAAGTATAAAATACACACCAGACTTTTACTTCAATTATAATGGCTTAGATGTTTACATTGAGGCTAAAGGAATTGAAAATGATGTCTTCTATATTAAGAAGAAGATGTTTATAAAGTATCTTGATGATGTATTGGTTAGTACTGGAAGGAGGTCTATATACTTTGAAGTTTATACCAAGGGACAGCTCTTACAGGCAATAGAAATAATCAAAGACTATGCAACAGAATGTAATTCACAAACTGATACAGCAAGCTAATAAATTGCCTGTATTGGAATATGACCCTAATCCTATTATTTTCAAGGATAATGTGGATGCTACTATAAGAGAGGTAAAACAAAGACTTGGGGTTTTACAGACTCTTAAGGCAGAAATAGATTACCGATTAACTTTAACTCATGCAGATGATGAAGAGTTTACGTGATATTTCATGGCAAGTAAGTGAAGAGGGGTATAGGGCAGACCCTGCACTTAGCTACTCTACTCTTGCAAGATATGAAAGAGAGGGGTTTAATAACTTGGATAAGCTATTTGACAGGATAGAAACCCCCTCCCTTACCTTTGGCTCTGCTGTAGATTCTATCATTACAGGTGGGCAAGAGGAGTTTGATGAAAGGTTCATGGTAGCTGAGTTTCCCTCAATGCCTGACTCTATTGTGAAGATAATAAAATCTTTGTATAAACAATATGCTGGAACATATAGGAGCCTGCTTAATATATCTGATAGTTCAATTATTAGAGAAACTGAAGACCAAAACTATCAAATGAATTGGAAACCTGAAACAAGGGCTAAGGTTATCAAAGAAAAAGGTACTGACTACTATAATTTATTGTTTGTAGCAGGTGATAGGTGTATCATAGATACTCAGACTTATCAGGATGTAGTTAATGCAGTTAGAGTATTGAAGGAAAGTAGCTCTACCAAGTTATACTTTGCAGATGACAATCCCTTTGAGCCTGATATTGAAAGATTATATCAGTTGAAGTTTAAGGGAGAGTTTGATGGTATAACCTATAGAAATATGGCTGACTTAATTATAGTCAATCATAAAGAGAAATGGGTAAAGCCAGTAGATTTGAAAACAAGTTCCCATACAGAGTGGGACTTTTATAAGTCCTTTGTAGATTGGAGATATGAAAAATAAGTAATTTATTTATTAATTTGGAGATACGAGAAATTTTACTTATCTTTGCATTGAATTATAAATCAATGTATTATGAGAAAGTATAATTTTAATGAACATTATTTTGATATTATAGATTGTCAAGAAAAAGCTTATTGGTTAGGATTCTTTGCAGCGGATGGATATAATCATGTAGGTAAAGGTTGTATAGAGTTTAGATTACATAAACAAGATAAAGAAATATTAGAAAAATTCAAATCTTGTATAGAAGCTAATAACCCCATTGGATTATATAAACAAACTTATTGTAATTTGACTTTATATTCCCAACATCTATGTAATAAGTTGTCTGAATATGGGTTAAGTCAAGCAAAGACTTACACATTGCAAATTCCTCAATTAGATTATAAATTAATGAGACATTTTATAAGAGGGTATTATGATGGTGATGGCTGTTTTTCTGTAACAAAAAGAAAAGATAGAACTGAAAATAGTCTAATTTACCAATTTAATATTACTGGAATGGAAAATCCTCTTAGAAAAATGCAAGAGCATTTAATAAATAATGTAGGAGTTGTTGATAATGGGCTAAAGCATAGAAAGTCTACTATTGCTGTCACTATTCACTATAGTGGAAAGAATGTATGTAAAAGAATACTTGATTATCTATATCAGGATGCTACTATATATCTTCAAAGAAAATATAATAAATATAAAGAATATTGTATCTCGGCAGAGTAATCTGCAATAATAAAAAACCTCGTGAATTCAGGGAACATCCTAAGACTTGAAATTTAATATATAGGTCTAAAATTGTTTGAAATATAACAGCCTATAATATATAAATGGGTTATTCTAGGACAATCCTGAGCCAAGCCTTAATAATAAGGAAGGTGCAACGACTATCCCTTTATGGGAGTACACTCAAGTGAGTGGAAGTGCGAGGCTCCTAAGAAATTAGGATGATGATATAGTCTCATCTATATGGTAACATATAGCAGTTCATAAGAGAACGCAGATAAATTAACGACTTATCTGGAAGATAATGGATATTCAAGCCAGACTATATTGGTCTATTATAAGACAAAATATGGATAAGGATGAGTACTTCAAAGACTTCAAGCTACTTGACTATGATTTCATTGTAGTCAATAAGAGGACTTTAACTCCTCTTGTATGGAACTGTCCCTTTACTCAAGCACAAGGTACATTGAGATTTGGTAATAATTCTCAAATTGAAATGAGAAGTCCCTTTGAGATAGGAAAGGAGCTTAATTCCTATCTCACTTCAAGACCAAAAGTGCCTATGGGAATTAATGAGACTGGTACTAATAATTTAAAAGATTGGTTAAATAAACTATGAGTGGTTGTAGCAGTGGACAAGCAGGTAGTCAATTTTGTGATTCTTGCAGTGACTACTCCTGTAGTAGTAATCCCCACTATATATCTTCTTACCCAGATGAAGAGTATGATATATACGAGGGAGTAGAACATCTAAAAGGGGTTAAAGCCCCAAACATTCCTATAGTAGATATAAAAGAGGAGACCCAGAATCAAATTAGAAAATTATGGGACAATTTTGATAATCTTTAATTGTTATAATTATGCAGGTAATAAAAAGAGACAAAAGCAAAGAAGAATTTGACATCAGTAAGATTAATAGAGCTGTAAGAAAAGCCTTTGAGTCTTGTAATAAGAAGATGCCTCAATATCTTGGAGATATGATTCATGCCCTATTTAGTACCTTGGAAGGAGATACAATAGGCATTGAAGAAATCCAAAATAAAGTTGAGGATATACTTATGAATGAGAAGCACTTTGATGTAGCAAAGAGTTATATCATTTATAGAAATAAACATGAAGAGTCTAGGTTCATTAGAGGAAGAATTGATTACATGTCTAACTATGAAGATTCTGATGATAATGCTGCTAGTTCTTCAGAGACTGACCCTAATGCTAATGTAACTCAGAAGAATGTTGCCAATCTTGATGGAGAAGTTTATAAGGTAGAGAATAGAATTATTCAGAGACAGAGAATGAAGGATGAACTTAATGTCCTTTACCCAGAGGTGGCAAAGCAATATAAAATAGATGTTGAGAATCATATAATATATCCTCATGATGAAGCTAGTGTGCCTACTTTGAAGTTCTATTGTCAAGCAGATTCTCTTTACCCACTTATGACAGAAGGTGTAGGTAATATAGATGGTATAACACCCTCTCATCCTAATGATTTACCATCATTTAGTGGACAAATAACTAATCTTGCCTTCTTGCTTTCTTCCCAATGTAAAGGTGCAGTAGCCTTTGGAGAATATTTCATTGTTCTAAACTATTACATTATTGCAGAGTTTGGAGATAAGTGGTATGAGAAGCTTGATTGTGTTGTAACAAATTCTCATTGTAAGGTTCAAAGGACGGTCAGAGATATAATAGAGAAAGCTTTCAAACAGTTTATCTATGGTGTTAATCAGCCTGCTGGTAATAGGTCCTATCAGAGTCCATTTACAAATGTGTCTTATTATGACCATACATACTTCAGTTCACTGTTTGGAGAGTTTTACTACCCTGATGGAACTAAGCCTGAGTGGGCTGCAATTAATGTTCTTCAGAAGATGTTTATGAAATTCTTCAATAAACTCAGAACCAAGAAGATTTTGACCTTCCCTGTTGAAACATTAGCAATGGTACATGATGGCAAAGATATTATAGATAAGGAATATAAGGACTTCTGTGCAGAAATGTATGCAGAAGGACACTCATTCTTTACCTATATTTCAGATAGTGCTGATAGTCTTGCATCATGCTGTAGATTGAGAAATGAGTTTACAGAGAATACATTTAATCCTACATCAGGTCTTACTGGTGTTATGACTGGTAGCTGTCATGTTATCACTCTTAATATTAATAGGATTGTACAAGATTCTTTAAAAAAGTATGCTAATGAACATGGAGAAGATATATCTAAATATAAATGTTGGGGAAGTGATGCTAAAGAAGCTATTTTAGATGAACTACTTGATATTCTTGAAAGAGTATATAAGTATCATATTGCTTATAAGACTATGCTCTATGAGCAAGAAGAGAAAGGCATGTTTGCAGCTTGTAATGGTGGCTATATACACATGAACAAGTTATATAGTACCATTGGTATCAATGGCTTGAATGAAGCAGCTAAATTCTTAGGTCTTGAGGTATCTAATAATCCTGAATATATTAAGTTCTTACAGTTTATTCTTGGCACTATTAAGGAACAGAACAAGTTACACTCTATCCATGACAAGAAGAGACCTTTCTTGTTTAATTCTGAGGTAGTTCCTGCTGAATCTCTTGGTGGTAAGAATTATAGATGGGATAAAAAGGATGGATTAGAACCAATGTCCATCTAAAACCTCTTTTAATTGACTCAGAAGTCCCTATGGGATTATGAGGGGCAAGCAAGGGAAACCTGTGCAGCCTGACAGACTAAACAAAGAGGACTTTAATATACAATCTGTGAAGATAGAATATTAAGGTATGCAATAGTCGGAACTCTATGGTAACATAGAGAGGTTAATAGAAATATTAACCCATTCATTAGAAATATGGTTATAATCTTGCATAATTGGGATAAAAGTTTTAACTTTGTTCCCAAAATAATTAATATGGAGACTAAATTATGCAAGGTTTGTGGTAGAGAATTACCATTAGAAATGTTTGATGAAGGAAGACATCAGTGTAAAGATTGTAGAAAAGCTTATAGGAAGCAAAGGAGATTAGAACATCCTGAGATTCATAGAGCACAAGCTACAAGAAGGCAGAATAGACAAGGAGAATGGCTTAATAGTATAAAAACTCCTTGTATTGTCTGTGGAGAAGCAGAACCTGTTTGTATTGATTTTCATCATATCAATCCAGTAGATAAGGACTTTACTATAGGTAAGTATAGAAGTAGAAGAAGGGAATGGCTTCTACAAGAAGTGAGCAAGTGTGTTTGCTTATGTGCTAACTGCCATAGGAAAGTACATGCTGGTTTGATAAACTTAAATAACTATATTGCTAATGAATCACCTCTCTGCACAACGGGAGAGGGTGTAACAGAATGATTGGGTTCCTGAAGATGAAAATCTTTATAACTCATATTTCTTTGATGCCCATGATAATACTTCAGTACTAGATAAGATGATTTTGCATGGAAGGCAGACAGCACAATATTGTGATGGAGGCTCAGCTTGTCATATTAATCTTGAAGACCACCTTAGTAAGGAACAATATCTCAAACTTATAGACTTTGCAATAGCTAATGGAACCAACTACTTCACATTTAATATTCCTAATAGTGAGTGTGATGATTGTGGTTACATTACTAAGCATCCTATTACTGAATGCCCAAAGTGCCACAGTAAGAATATCACTCAATATACAAGGGTAATTGGATATCTTAGACCTATTAAGTCCTTTAGTAAGGATAGACAAATAGAAGCAAATAAAAGAGTTTATAGTAAAGATGTTAAAGTATGTTGATACTAAGGTAGTCTTTGCGGAGATACCTGATGAAATAACTCTTGCTATCAATATAAGTGGCTGCCCTTGCAATTGCAAGGGTTGCCATTCATCATATTTAGCAGAGGATATAGGAGAACCTCTTGATTTACAACACTTAACTAATCTTATTGATAGTAATAAGGGTATAACTTGTGTTGGTTTAATGGGAGGTGATGCTAATCCAAGTGAAGTAGATGATATTGCACAAGACATCAAGGAATACTATCCAGAGTTGAAAGTTGGATGGTATAGTGGTAGACAAGAGCTTAGTAAGGATATTGAACTTAGTAATTTTGATTTTATCAAGCTTGGGCCATATAAGGAAGAATTTGGTCCACTTAACAGTAAGACTACTAACCAGAGATTCTATAAGGTTAATGGTAAGGAGTTGGTAGATATAACAAGTAGATTTTGGAAACATGAAACTGAAAATTAAAATAAAAGTATTAACTGAAGGCTGTATGCCCAGTGTTATTGACAAGGGTGACTGGATTGACCTTATCTGTTCTGAGAATGTAATTCTTAAAGCTCCTCAATCAGGTGTACTTAGAGAAAAAAAGAATGAACATGGCGTAATTTCTAGAGTAAGAAATGTGGAAGCAGAAGTAACTTATATTCCTCTTGGAGTTGCAATGAAACTGCCTAAGGGATATGAGGCTGTTGTTCTTCCTAGAAGCAGCACTCCAAAGAAGTTTGGAATTATGTGTGGTAACTCAATGGGAGTTATTGATAATAGCTATTGTGGTAATAAAGATGAATGGAAATTTCCTGCTGTAGCTATTAGACCTACTTCTATTGAGAAAGGCACTAGGATTTGTCAATTCAGAGTACAGTTATCTCAAAAAGCCACTACATGGCAAAAAATCAAATGGTTGTTTACATCAGGTGTTAAACTTGTAGAAGTAGATGACTTAGGTAATGACAACAGAGGTGGATTTGGGAGCACTGGAGTAAAGTAGTAACTAAAAAAAAAGCATGAAACATGGTATTGAAAATAGTTGTAATCTTGCTTGCAGTAGTCATTTTGGCTATTATTATCAATGGTATTGAGGATTGTCGTAAGCAAAAGAAGAGAGAAAATATGTCCTTTAGAGAGGCAATGGACTTGGTAGAATTGCCTGTTGTAACTTTCTATAATAAGGATACAAAGTTAAATTTTCTCTTAGATACTGGCAGTGACCTTTCCTATATTAATAAATCTATCCTACCCTCCTTAGAGTATAAGGAGATAGATGAAAGTAGGAATATCATAAGTGTAGGAGGTAACTCACAGAGTCTTGGATGCTGTGATATGACAGTCACTTATAAGAGTCAAAAGTTTATTGATAGGTTCTATGTCAGTGACCTTGATGAAGCCTTTGGAGCTATAAAGGCAGAAACAGGAGTACAGATTCATGGTATCTTGGGAAGTAAATTCTTTGCAAAGTATAAGTATATTCTTGATTTTGAAAGTTTAATCGCATATTCTAAGAAATAATGAAAGATTTAATTAAGTTGAGGTCAAGAGGTGGAGCTGAGAACTACCTTAAGAAGTTGATAAAGAAGGGTGATTCTGAGTCACTTACCTATGTACTTGAGACTGATAGTCCCTATCTTAGGACAGGTGAAGTAGCTAATGGAAGAAAATTCATTGACCCATCTGGTGGACCAATGATTGTAGTAGGTGATTATCTTGAAGAAGCCAATGCTGTTGTAGAATCTATAGACTTTGCAGAAGGATATGGTTGGACTATAACTTTTAAGAAATGATATATTTTGTTACTGGTGAGAGGAAGCTATTTGAATTTCCTGAAGCTAAGTATAAATGTATTTCTGTAGAAGAGAGTTTCAATATATTGGAGTCTTTGCAGATTGTAGGTTTGGATACTGAGACTACAGGTACAGAGATATGGCAAGGTATGTTACTTACCCTCCAGCTTGGCAATAGGGAGAATCAGGTAGTAATAGACTGCTTGACTATTGATGTCAAGAAGTATAAAGACTATCTTGAAAGTGACAGATTATTCATTATCCATAATGCAAAGTTTGACTTGAGATGGCTGTATAAGGAACATATTGTAGTCAGAAATGTCTATGATACTTATTTGGCTGAAAAGATTCTATTTCTTGGATTCCCTCCAGGTATTGTATCTCTCTCTTTGCAGGCTTGTTGTGACAGGTATTTAGGTATTTATCTTGACAAGACTGTAAGAGGGCAGATACATGCTGGGATGACAGAAGAGGTTATAGTTTATGCTGCAAATGATGTAGTGCATCTTGAAGATATTATGAACTTACAGCTCAACACTATCAATGCAAGGGGTCAGAAAGTAGCACTTGACATTGAGAATGAGTTTGTAAGGGTTCTTGCATATATTGAGTTTTGTGGTATTAAACTTGACCCTATCATGTGGAAAGCTAAGATGGATAAGGATGCAGAGAGGCTAAGGGCAGCTGAACAGAAACTTAATGAGTGGGTAGTGGATTATGTAATGAAGAAGGGAGATACCTCTAACATTGCGAGAAACTATGATACTAACAGAAGAGGCAAAAAAGCTAAGCTGGCTGATAATGTATATGTAGTTATTCCATCTCCTTCATTGTTTTCTGAATATGATACTGGGCCTCAATGTATAATTAATTGGAATAGCTCCAAACAGGTTATCAGATTGTTTGAAGAACTCGGATTTGATTTATTGGTCAAAGACAAGAAAACAGGCAAGATGAAGAAGTCTGTGGAGTCCAAGTTTATAGAATTGCAAGCTAATAAGAGTACTATAGTACCTTTGTACTTGGAGTACTCAGCAGCTTTTAAGGTAGTAACATCTTTTGGCCAAAACTTCCTTGATGCAATTAATCCTGTAACACATAGAATACATCCTACATTCAATCAAATGATGGATACTGGTAGATTAAGTTGTGGCTCAGGTGGTAAAGGCAAAGGAGGAAAGACCAAGGATGATGATGTCGCAGAGGAGGAAGATGGAAGCAAGGATACTTCTATACAATCAAATGATAAGAGTGTCAATGTGCAGCAACTTCCTGCTACAGAAGAGACAAGAGCAGCATTTGTTCCTGAAAAGGGGTATATGCTTATAGATTGTGATTATGGAGACCAAGAGGGACATGTATTCACTGAACTATCTAATGATAGGGAGTGGATTGCATTTTATAATGACCCTAATCAAAGAGATGGACATTCTTTTGTAGCTAAGATGTGTTTCCCCAAAGACCTTGATGGTGTAGAGGAGAAAGATGTCAAGAAAGTAAGAAAAGACCTTAGGTCTTTGGCTAAGAAGGCAAGGTTCTGTTTCAATTATAATGGCCAAGCCCCCACAATGGCAACCAATTGCAATATCCCCATAGACTTTGCAACTGAGATATATAACAACTACTTCAAGAGGTTTAATGGTATAGCAAGCTATTTCAAAGTCCAAAAGAGAGATATGTGGGATAGAGGATATATCCTAATTTCAAAGATAACTGGGCTTAGGGCATACATCTATGACTATCCTATACTGAAGGGCATTGAAAGAAGAAAGAATGGTATGGAGGATTTTTGGGATATATATAAAGCCTCTAGGGATAGTGGCAGAGTAGTATCCGAAATACCACCAACTATTATGCAAGAGATTGCCAAGAGGTTTGCTCAAGGAAAACCTATTGAAGAAATAGCTGTTACTTACTCATATAAGGTAAAGAAAGCAGGTAAAGTTGAAGAAAGGTTCATAGACATTAACAGGGAAACTGTATATGTGTCTGTGATGAAACACTTATGGAAGAGAAAGAGTGCATCTGATAACCAATCATGCAATTATCCCTTAATTGCGGGGGCATATAGTAGTGATGCTATATGAAAAACTCAGTGAATTGCTGGAAAGCTAAGGATAAATCTATGCTAATCAGCAGCCAAGGCTTGTAGAAATGCAAGTAAGGTTCAGAGACTAATCAAAGTAAGCTAAGGATAAATCTATGCTGAAATGGACAAGAGTGCTGAGTATCTCTTAATTATTTATTTACCCTATTGGATAATTAAGAAAAAATTTGTATCTTTGTACTATAAATTAAAGATAACAAATTATGAAGAGATGTTCAAGTTGTGGTAAGTTAAAGGATGAGTCAGAGTTTTATCATTATAAGTCATCAAAAGATGGCTTAACTCACCAGTGTAAGCAATGTATGTCTGAATATAGAGCTTCTAAAAGAGAGCATTATAAAGAGTACATGGCTCATAGGAGAGAAGTAGATAATGAGACTATAAAAGCTAATAGAAGAAAGCATTATAGGAATCATCCTGAGAGTAGAATGTTAATGGCAGCTAAGCAAAGAGCCAAGAATCAAGGATTAGAGTTTAACTTAACTATAGATGATATAGTTATTCCTGATAAATGCCCTTTGTTAGAAGTTCCTTTTGTTGCTGGAGAAAAAGGTAATTATGAATATACACCCTCCCTTGATAGAATAGACCCTACTAAGGGATACATTAAAGGAAATGTATGGGTAATTACCAAAAGAGCAAATACAATGAAGAATAGTGCAACAAGGGAAGAACTATTAAAGTTTGCTGATAACATCTATAAATATTTTGGAGATAATGATATAGTCCAACCTATTGAGAAATCAATAGAACTACAGGATAAAGAGCCTGTAGGGTAATAAATTGCACAAGGGACAGCTGCTGCAATGACTAAGATTGCTGGTATCAGGTACTTCAATCACCTAGTCAAAGATGGTTTGATATTTAAGGTACTCATACCTAATGATGTACATGATGAATACCTTATAGAACCTCCTGCTGAAATAGCAGAGCAGGAAGCCAAGAAGCTGAGTGAGTGTATGGAGTATGCAGCTAGAATTTTCTGTAAGAAAGTGACCATCAAGGCTGAGCCTGAAATTGCAGACCATTGGGTGCATTAAGTGTATATGGAAGAGTGTGAAATCATAGTAGGTGTAGTATCAGTGGTAGCCATCCTGTATGGGGTGGCTATACACTATCTTGCTAAAGAGGCAAGGAAATATAACAATTTTAATAAATGGAAACAAAAGTAAACCCTGAATATCAGAAACTGATAGATATTATAGAAGGAGTCTTATCTTCCTCTGTATTTAGTCAAGAAATGAAACATCGTCTTCAAGTAGTGAAAGACGGTCTTATTCACTTAGGTTCAAGACCTAAATTGAGTGATAGTGTGGAGCAGTTCATGGATATTACCGCTAATATGGCTAAGACTTATGCAGCCAAGAATCATGACTATGGCAATAGCTTTGAGCAATCCCTTGATAAGTTTGGTCTGGTAGCATCTATTGTAAGGATGGGAGATAAAATGAATAGGATTGAATCTCTCAGCAAGAAAGAAGCAGAGGTTAAAGATGAGTCTATCAAAGATACTCTCTTAGACCTTGCCAATTATGCTATTATGACTGTAATGTGGTTAAATAGGAGTTAACATGACATTTATAATTCATTTTAAAGATGGTTATAGGGAAACCTATAGTAATAGGTATGATGAGGATGTAGAGCATGAGAGGGATGCAGCTTGGGATGATGTCTATGCTGCATTTCCTGATGCTGATTATATAGAATCATTTTAATATGACTTTAATACGTTAATCATTATGAAAGTAAAGATTGAAATAACAGAAGGTTGTACTAGTTATTCCTATACTATTAATGATATAGAATGGGTAGATTTAGTAGATAAAGAATCAGATTATTATAATCTTGAACTTGCTGATAAAGTATGTGAAGAGCTTCTTAAACAGGCACAAGAACAATATCAATTGCCAAATTGGATAATGGATTACTTATGGGATGGTTGTAATACTACTTGTGAGCAATATACTTTCACTAAATTAGTTAAAAATAATAAAGACACTAAAGAAGAATATCTTGGACATTGTGGACAATGTGGTGATATGATTTATAGATGGACACTTGAACTTGATATTTCATAACTTCTTATAATAGTGAGCATTAATTAATAGAGTTTTAATATGAAAAAATCAATTTTAACAGCTATAGTATATATTATAATATTTGCTATGGAAATATTAGTGTACTATATATCTAAAGAAAATGCTATTTTTGTATATGGTCTTATAACATTGATTGCATTTATATTTACTTTTGGTTATTCTTTAGATAACACTGAATATGTGAGATTATAAATATTAATAGAAGACTTTTATATGACTTTAAATGAATATTTATTGATAAGGTTTAACAGAAGTAATCATCCTAAGTATAGGAAATATGCAACGCGGTGGATAAGAAATTTAACTTCAGACCAATTATCTTACTTTAGAAAAGAAATGATTAAATCAATTATAATAGAAGGGTAAAAAGATGAGTGGAATTAAGCTTATTGTTAAAACAAAGGCTAAAGAGACTCTGAAACTATCTAACCACCTAAGGACATTTCTTTTTGAACAGGAGTGTGGTGAATTGAGTGACTATACTCCTGCTCAGAAGAAAATCCTTAGGGATGCTTTGTTAGTTTTAGACTCTGTGGTCAGCAAGAGTAAATAATATGACAGAGAAGCAACTAAAATGGCAGAAGAGGAATAGAATACTTTGGAGGTTAAAAGGTATGGTAGGCTTTTCATTTGAGGAAGGAGTACTTACACCTCTTGAGAATGATAGGCTGAACACTGCCTTTAGCATCATTAGAGGAGTAATCCAAGATTCAGTAGAGTCAAGTATTGAATTAGGATTTAATGCTAAGAGGAGGTGTCCCCTTTGTGGGAAACCTGTTGTGGAAGGCAGTGAATATTGTAAAAAACATAAGGAATATATGGAGGAAAGACAATGCCAAAGATAATTTTATGCCGAGGTATTCAAGGTAGTGGTAAGACTACATGGGCTAAACGATGGGTACTTGAAGACCCTGAACATAGAGTAAGGTTCAACAATGATGACATCAGAAATATGTTGGGTAAGTATTGGGTCCCTAGTAGAGAAGGTCTTATAAAGGACTTAAGGGGTACTTTTCTATGGAACTCTATGTTCTATGGTTTTGATATTGTTATTGATAATATGAATCTTAATCCTAAGGAATTAGAGTATTATAATAAAATGCTTGATAATTGGAATGACCCTGAAGTAACAATACCTACTATAGTAAGACAAAAGTATAGCCTTGAATTTAAGAACTTCTTTACACCTCTTCAAGAGTGTATAGAGAGGGACTCAAAGAGACCTAATCCAATAGGAGAAGAGGTCATAAGAAAGACTTATGAAAAGTATAAAGACATTCTGAAAGTATAGTATGAGACAATATACATCAAGAGAGTTCATAAAGATAGTGAAATTTAATGGTTTCTGGTACAATAGGAATAATGGAGACCATGCTATCTATGTGAATGATAAGGGAAGGCATATCAGCATACCTAAGAATCTTGAATGTGTAATTGCTCGAAGACTAATAAAGGAGAATAGCCTAGAAGTAAACATTAAAAGGAAAAGAAAAGATGTATGATAACTACAATTACCCATTGGGAGCAGATAACCCTGATGCCCCTTGGAATCAAGAGGAAAACCCTGAAAGAGAAATTGAAGTCACGGTTAGTGTAACTTTAAGTAAAACTATTAAGGTTAAGGTATCTGACTATGACATCATCAATTCTGGCAAAGATGAAGATGGTGAGTATTTTGAGGATATAGATTACTCAAACTGTGACCTTAAAGGTGCAGTTGAAAAGCAGATTGTATTACCTCAAACTGCTCACATGTATGTTAAGAGCAACCCAAAAGTGCATGAAGATTTAAGTAATTGGTGTGTTGATGATTTTGAAGTGAATTTGGAGGAATAATTATGGAAAGATTAGTTGTAATGGACTTCTCTGATAGCAGTGTAACTATATATGAAAATCCTGAAGATAAGAGTACAGAAGAATTACTTAAAGAAAGGGGACATAATATAGATGAATGTAGTGTTATGTTTTGTGAAAGTGTAACTATAAATTTGAAATAATGAAATTGATTAAACCTTATTTTGAAATATGGGAACAGCCTACTGGTCTTGAAGGAGTTTATAAACAGATTGAGAAGGTAGGTAGAGTATGTTATAAGTCTGAGGATAAGATAACAGAAGATTCTGCTAAGCCATTTGTAGATAGAATGATTAGGTCTGGACATGGTGCTATGTTGGAGCATGGAACTGCGTATTTGGAATTTCATGTTAAAGACCCATCTGAGGTAGGAGAAGAAAAGTATCATAGTCAGCAAAGTGAACTAAATAAGCTTATAAGTAGGTATGCTAATAATAGATACTCTATAATAAAAGTAAATCATTATTATGATACTGTCTTCATAACTACTAATTACAGGGTATTAATAGAGAATAATTGGCTCAAAGACTTAAAGTATATCTGTGAACCTACAGTGTTCCATGAGAAGAGAGCTACTGTACACTTTGTATGTGACAGAGGTGTATCCCATGAATTTGTAAGGCATAGAGTAATGTCTTTTGCTCAAGAAAGTACAAGGTATTGTAACTATTCTAAGGATAAGTTTGGTAATGAACTTACATTTATTCAACCCTGTTGGTTGGATGATGAGAGGCTGAAACTATATGGACCTTATCATACTATTATAAGGGACAAATCTCCTGAGAGTATCTTCATTGCTAACTTAAATAATGCAGAAAGAGACTATTTGGACTTAATTAGTCTTGGTTGGAAACCACAAGAAGCAAGAGCTATTTTACCAAACTCCTTAAAGACAGAATTGGTTATAACTGGATTTACATCTGATTGGAATCACTTCTTTGACCTAAGAGCAAGAGGCACTACAGGTGCTCCACATCCTCAGGCTAAGGAATTAGCAGAACCTTTAATGGAGGAATTTGTTACAAGAAAGTATATTAATAACTAAAATAACTAAAAAGATTATGGCTATTGAGCAAATAAATCAGTTAAAGCAAGGTTCCATTATTAGTGAGAGTTCTCACTATATTGTGAACAGAGTGTCAGGTTCTACAGTCCATCTTAAACACTTTGAAAGTGATGAAGATGTTCAAATTGGTATCAGTTACTTGAAGAACTACACTAATTCTGCTGACCTTTATGATACTACAGTGGAAGTGACTAAGGAGGATAAGAAGGATGGTACTCTTGGCATTAGAAGTATATGGGAGAATATCCATTCTGGTCAAGTATTTACTGTATGCTTCAAGAAGCAGGATAAGCCTAAGAGTAAGAGGAAATTACAGGAAGAGATTGATGCTATTGTAGAGCAGTTCTCAAATAGTATTGATACAGTTAAGAACAATAAGAAAGGTGTTGCAAATGCAGCAAAGAATCTTGTTACTGAGCTGGTTAATAATCCTGTACTCCCTTATGAGGAAGGTGAAGATAGGGTTCTTAGAGGCTATAAGGTGCAATTTGCATCTAGGGATGGCAGATATGATTGTGTGGACATGGATATTGTCAGGACTGATAAAGAGTCTGGCATTAGACCTGTTAATATAAACACAATTAAATGGCTTATATTTAATGGTGTAAAATACATTGTTAAATAAGTCAATTGATAAGGGAGGATAAGTTAAGTGCTTATTCTCCCTTAATTTTTTCCCATAATACCTTGTGGGAAACAAACATTTTAATTACCTTTGCACAAACTAACAATTAATCAAATATGAGTACAACTTGTTATACTCCTGTAAAAGGAGTGGATGATGTCATAGCATCCAAAGTAGCTAATTGGACAGATAGCAGAGTAAGCTTGTTGAGGGGCCTGTATGATGAAAAACATCCTGATGCCCCCTTAGACACTTCAAATATTGATGAAGCTGCTAGCAAACTAGTATCTTTTAGAAAAGAATTAACCATTTCTAATGCTAAAGAAATCAATACATATGGTTCTAATTTAGCTAACACTTATGAGTCTCTTTTGAATACATTTAGTGCTGAAGATAGATTTAACAGAGTGAATATGATTGCCTATATGTTCTCGGAAAGATTAACTGAATACGAGGAAGCTAATCCCAATTTAAATAGGAAACTTATTTGTAATGGATTTAATGTAAATGGCCAAATAAAAGGAGGTCAAACTATGTTATTTGAATCATTATATAATGAGATACTAGATTACTGGGCAGAAGCAGTAGAAGAGGGTGAAACCCATGATGCTGATGAGTATAGAAAGGTAATAGAAAATTGGCCAGCTCTAGTTGCATATGCAAGAATGAGACTAAGAGACACTGAGGAATTGAAATTAGGAAACAAATTAGAGTACGCTGATGATGCTAACCCTGATAACTTTGGTGATAATAATTTATCTGACTTATATAACACAGAAGAATCCAAAAGAGAAGGATATCAAGAAATAAATGATTATCAGTCTGCTTTTAGTTCTATAGGTAAAAAAGTAAGAAGATTCTTAGGAACATTACAAAAGATTGAAAAAGGAGAAGAAGTTATAGATGACTTAGGATGGCCTGTTATGCTTGACCCTGTAAAGGCACATCAGTCTCTTTTAGATATGCTAAGGGGGGCAAACTCTGAGACTAGAATGATGAGTATGCTAAGGGAAGCATCTCAGTCACAAGAGTGGCTTAACCCTGTTATAGAAGGTCTTGAGGGTGATAACTTACTTAAAACTCAGTTCTATGTAGACTTAAAGAGGGCATTTCAGCCTTACTCTATTCTAATTGAGGAGTTTTCTAATGGGCTTAGAACATTTAAAATTAAGCTGCTTAATAGGGCCAAAAATCTTCTATCTGGAAAATATATGACCAGAGTATTATATGGAATACCTGTTAATTCTAGAAACTCAATATACAATTCTAATGGTAATGTCAATTGGGAAAACTTACAGAAACTCAGAAGTCTTGTACATGAGTATCTAGATAACAAGCAAGAGGTATTTGCTGGTGTGCAATCTAGCAAGCCTGCAAAGTTCTATATAGCTAAGGGGCCTGAGAGAGTGTCTAGAGCTGAGCAAAAAAGAGTATTAGTGCAGATGACAGAAGCTCTTGAGATTGACATTGATAGTGCTACTTTAGATAGAATAATGTCTAATCCTAGAGATTTGAGAAATTTGACTAATAACATAAGAGATGCCATTACTCAAGGATTTGAAAGGGTACTAAATAAAGCTACCTTGGATGCTATGGATAATGGCAATTACTCCTCTATTTCTAGCCAAAAGTATAAGAATGTCTTAAAGGCCAAATATGCTGCCTCTACTGCTAAGCAAGGTGCTGTCAGGGAGAAAATTGATAAAATCTTGACTGTAGTTAGTAAGAATAGAGAGGGGCTTAGGCTAGAGAGTAGAGTAAGACACAAGGATAGAAAGGGCAAAGGAGTTACTTTGTTTAGCTATGTCCTTCCATCATATCTTAGCGACCTCATGGATAGTGTTGAAGGGTATGTTAAGGCTAGAGATACTCAAGGTCTTAGAAAGATGCTAGAGGAGAAGTACCTAAACTCTTCCTACTTCAGAGACAACGGAGTTATCCTTAACAAGTGGCTTGAAGAGTTATACAATAGTGACTTGTCAAAGGATGATAGTTTTGCAGCTAATTTTAGTTGGAATAGATTTCTTGGAGATACTAATGATAACTTTGAGAATTTTACCAGTAAAAAGCACGCTATAGCAATGCTATCTGACTTCTTCTCTGATAGACAGCAAAGTCCAAATAGCAAATATGCACACTATCCTGTCTTCATTCTAGGTGATAGCGGGGTATCTAAAAGCATAAGAGCTAGAAGATATTCAGCTCAGGAAATTTTAGATGGTCTGTATAATGTGTACAGGCAAGAGTGTAGAAGAATGTCTTTGACTAGAGCAGCTAATGAAAAGCTCAAGAGAGATGGATATTCCACTATTGATAACTTTTCTGAGAAAGAGAATGAGTTTACATTCCTTCCTTTCTTAAACCAATCTTTCAAAGGGAGAGACATTTCCAGCATCTCTGAGAAAGAGGTTAAAGATGCTATTAAGTCATATATGAACCAAGCTGTAAAAGACTTCAAAGTTAAACTTGATGAGCTTGGAGTTCTTAACACTGTAACTAAGACTGTACAAGGCAAAGAAGTAACTTCATACGAGTACCTTAGTCAGGAGGCTAAAAGTGAGGAGGAGCTTGATAGGAAGCTAGCAGATTTCTATTGGAATACAAAGTTTGCTACTATACAGCAACTCCAAATGATGACCATAGACCCTGCATATTATAAAGGAACAAAAGACCTTCAAAAGAGATACAAGGAGATTCATGCTCCAGGTAAGCTCTTAAGTCTTGAAGCTAGGGATTTCAATGGTGAGCTTTATAGTGCTGATGGTATTGAGAGATGTGTGTACTTCGATGATATTGAGGTAGCAGCAAATCCCGCATTCCTTGAAGCAATAAAAGCTCATTTTGGGGAAGACTCAAGATATGCAAAGTATCTAAGTAATACTCTTACTGATGGACAAGGATATAGAACTCTTGACTCTTATAGGAAAGTTAAAGGAATGTCAGGAGAGTGGACTAGGGAAATGGAAAATGCCTACAATGAGATTAAATCTCTTAGGTCTAGATATGGAAAGGAAGATGATATAAGTCCTGAGGACTTAAAGAAAATCGCTGACTTAGCTATAGTTTTCCAACCTATAAAGCCCTACATGTACACTGTTGAGAACTATGCTATAAATGATACAGATGTTCTTAAAATCCCTGTTCAGCACAAGTATGCTGAAGCTGTATTGATTCCTGAGCTACTTCCTAAAGGAAGCAAGCTTAGAGATATGGCCTACTGGATGGAAGAGCATGTAGATGAGAATGGCAAGTCTGCTCCTATAGACCTTATTGGTTCTACCAAGATTGTCAAGGTAGGAGGATTTGGTTCTACTGCTATAGACTATAAGACCAATGAAAAAAATCTCTATGTAGATTCTAATGGTGATGTAATACCAGTAGAGAAAGGTAAAGACCTTACTAGGGATAATCAAAAGAAAAATCCTAATTTCTCTAAACTTGCTGTTTCCATCTCTGAGCTAGATAGTTTACATTCAAATTTAAGTAAGGCTTATGTCCATCAATTGAGTTATAATGACTATAGAATACAAACTAATGTGCCAGAGCATATAAATAGCTCACAGCTATTTGGTACTCAGGTTAGAAAGTTAATCATGGCACATATAAAAGAAAATGATTACCATTATGAAGATTACATAGGTGGAAATAAAATCAATCTTGGTGGCAAGTTAGGAGTTACTAGACTCAACGGTAGAAATCTTGTTGCCTTCTACAACTCACTTATAGTGGCAAATATATTAGAGTCCTATGATTCTTTTGCAGCAGAAGCTTCTGACATAAAGAAACTTAGTGATAAATTATTACAAACTACTATAAGCAATAGTAGAGAGTCTATGGATAATATGCTGGCATATTCTTTGACAGAGGATGATAGGTTCTTGATGCCCTTATTTGAGGGTGGTTTGGAACATGATTCAGCAGCTATGTTATTTAGCATGTTTAAGAAGATGGTCAATAAGCAGTCCATAAAAGGAGGTAGTGCTGTCCAAGTATCTGCAATGGGAATTAAAGGATATGAGGAAAGCGGAGACCTTGAATATGTAGTAGACCCTAAGAACCCTAATAACATTTTGTATGCCCAATGTGAGATACCATTTGACTTAAAGTTCACAGATGCTAGTGGACAAGAACATGCTTTGGACTTCAATGACTGGTGTAATCCTGATGGTACTCTCAAGTTAGGTAGAGTAGTGGAAGAAGACGACCCTCAGTATAGAGATTATGTCTCTTACAAGGATGAGAATGGTAAGGTACATGTTCCTCTCATAGAGGAAAAGTTTCCTAACATCCTTTCTATACTAGCTTACAGAATACCAACTGAGAGAGACTATTCAATGATAAATCTCAGGGTGAAGAGGTTTAGTCAGAAGAATGCTGGAGGTACAATCAAAGTTCCTGCCCAAGGAACTACAATCTCTGGATTTGACTTTGATATTGACAAGCTCTATTTTATGAGATATGAGTTTAAGTCAAGGCCATTATCTAAAGAGGATGTAGAAAAGATTTGGAAGGACTTCTACAATGATAATCCTAAGGTTAAAGATGCACTTCTTGAAGCAAGAAAAGCTGAAGAGAGTACTCAGTCACTTATTGAGGAGATATTCAAGCCCTACATAAATAGTGACTTAGCTAAGGGAATTGTAGAAACTGATGGTACAAAAGATAGACTGTATAAGTATTGGAAAGCTGCTGGACTTGAAGGTTCACCAAAAGAGGCTATAAGTAAGTATATCTCTGCTAATGCTGAAAAGTATAACACAGAGTTCATGTCTTATGATTATACAAAGCCTCCTTTGGATAATGACAAAGCTGCTAGAAACAACATGCTTATTAACCTTATCCAGCATAGACTTATGGATGAAGAAACCTTTGAGCAGAGGTACACCCCTGGTGGTTTTGCCAATGCTTCAAAGGCTGCTAGATTCCTAAGAGAGCTAACTTTTGGCTCTTTAAGTGGTATTACTGATGGTAATAATGTAGATTTTAATGCTATAGAGGAAAGAGCTAAGGACAAAAGTTTAGACCCTGAGCCTAACTATGACCCTTCTGACCCTATGACTATTATAACCTACAACCAGCAGAATCAAGTAGCTGGTAAGCTTATTGGTATATTTGCTAATCAGAATACTAACCATGCTTTTGCATCACTAATGCAGGCATTCTACTTGAAGAAGCCAATAGCTTTTGGGGAGCATCCTGAGGGACTATCTGATATGCTTCATAAAACTGACTATGAAGCAATAGACCTTAATGTGGCAGAGTTTCTAGCAGCATCTGTGGATGCTGTAAAAGACCCTGTTCTTAACTTCCTTAATCTTAACACTGTTACCGCTGATGCTGGTGCAGTATTAGCTAGATTAGGATATAGTACTAGAGATATTGGTTTATTATTTAATCAGCCTATAATAAAAGAGATATGTGAATATAAATTTAATAATGGTGTCAGTGTAGAAGTTGCCCTAAGTGAGATATTATCTCAATATAAGGTAGATGCAAGTGAGGCTATACCTGAGGCAAACCCTAGTACAGACTTAAGCTCTGCTAAATTAGCATCTAACATAGTCAAGTCCAGGAAGGCTCAGGAGGCTGGTAGAAATGTTATGGAGGATAGTTCATTTAGAACTTCCCAATTACAAGTTGCTCAATTATTTGCAGACATTCTTAGAGTATCTGGAGAAGTATCTCAATTTGTAACTTCTTCTAAGTTTACTGCATCTAATGCAGTAGGTTCTACCTTTGGAGATTTTTATTCTCAGCAGATGAAGGTCTCTAAATATCTTAATAGCTTCGCAGGTAATGCAAAAAATAAATTATCTGTTGTAATGGAAGTGTCTCCATTTATTTATGCTCCTATTAACAATGACCCTACACTTGAGCTATCTAATCAAGAGTATATTGAGGGAACCTTGGACAACCCATTTGCCTATGAGCAGGCAATGTATGATATGAATAGAAAAGTTTCTAGACTACTTGGTAGCTACTATCCCTATGATACTAGAGTCTATACACTAGCAAGAAATAGGATGGCTGAGCTTACCAAAAGTGGGACACTAGATGCTGATACTATAAATAGCATACATAGTGATATGATGGTATATCTACTTGCACAACAGGAAGATAGTCTTTTCAATGGTGATGTTCCAGCTAAAGATGGTATTCCTGCTAGAGAATATTATACCAAGCATTTTGCCAAGATTCTGTTTAACACCTTAGAAAGTAATCCTTCTTATAAGTCTCTTCCTATATTTCAATATATGCAGTTTGATGTAAACGAAGAAAGTGAAGAAGTAAATGCTAACATACAAGATATAGGAGGATTAGCACCTTATCAAAAAGATGAGATTAGGGAAAGTTGGGCAGAACTCATGGAAGAAACTCCAGATTTAGCAAGAGATTTATTCTTATATAACTACTATAAATTAGGATTTACTTTTAGTCCATTAGCCTTTATGAACTTAGCTCCTACAAAAGTTAAACAGGCAATTAAAGTCGGTAAAAAATCTAATGATGGAGGTAAAACTTGGGAAGATAGAACCTATGTAGACTTCTTAAATGATGTTCTCAAAGGTAATCTTATGGATAAAGTAAACATAAATAATTTCGTTGAACAATATGTAAGAAATCATACAGATAATAGAAAATTGGTTTTCTCACCTACAGGAACAAATCTTTCTTTTATTAAGAAAGAAGCTATAAAAAATAGAGTTGTGCAATCAACATTTACTCTGGATGTGCAGAAATTGGGAGAAGATAAGAATATATGGCTTCTTCCTAACTCTGATAAAAGCATAAGAGTATTCAGACCTTTCTTAATGATTGAAGGTGTGCTATATATGGCAGATAATAGTAGGTATGGAGATTTTAAAGATTTTAATATTTCTAATTGTGATGTTATAGAATACAGAAAAGTATCTAAGTTGGGAGACACTAATAAAAGTTTACAATATTTATCTAACTCTAATAGTGAATTTAAATATGAAGCTCCCTCTAGTCCTAAAGAAGGTTCTACAGCTGCTGACCCTGAAGGTTTATCTCCTAAAGTTCCTGAATTTGACAAGACACCTATAATTAAAGAAATTGTTAGTCAAATGATTCCAGCACTGATTAAGCAGGGATTTATTATGCAAGAGAGTGCTTCAAAAGTTAAGGAAGCCTTTCAAGAGGAACTTTTATCTGATAATAGGAAAGAGCTAGAAGCTAAGGTTAAATCAATTAGAGATAATATTAAAAAGTATGGATTATTAGTCCTTGATGAAAAGGGCGACCCAAAACCATCATGTTAAAAGTAATATAATATGGCAGAAAGTTGTTCATTAAAATGTCATGTTAGAAACCCTAAAGGAGAGGTAGTGGAAAGCAGGTTATTTAATGACCTGCTCCACTACACCTCTAATAATAGGGAACTGACAAAAGAGTATTATGGTGTTGGAACCAATCAAGAGTTCCTTGATAAAGTGCAGGGAGAAGCTAAGTTTGATGAGAATGGTCAGATTACTCTCCAATCTCTTAGAGAGCTTACAGACCTTAAAACTCATGTAGAGGACAAGGCTCTCCTAGATATGCTTAATAGAGATATTGGAGCTGGAGTATATGACTATGAGGAGGCTATGCCTAAGCTCCAATACTTCAATAGAAATAGTCAGTTTAACAATGAATTTCTAGCTACCTTGGAACAGACTGAGGAGGGCAAATATAGGCTTCATGTAGTTAAAAATAATAGGGCTAACCTTAATGCTCTTACAAAGACTATTTCTGATAGAACCTTACAAGACAGGATATTATACTATCTAAACAGGGCTGGAGTAGATGTAGAATTTATTAAACATGATGAAAAGGTAGGGGGCAGATATAGTACAAAGAATGCTAAGAGAACTGCTGATGGTCTCTATAGACTTATACAAGTTGCAAAGGGAGAGCATATAGATGCAGATTTAGCTGAGGAAGCTGGGCATTTTGCAGTAGGAGCTTTGGGAAATTCTCCTTTAGTTACTAGACTTATGAATTTACTTACACCTGAAGTTCAAAAGAAACTAATAGGTAGTAAAGAAATAGAAGGCAAGTATCTTGGCAACCAAAGCAGGAGAGAACTAGCTGGATACTTGGTAGGGAGAGCCATAGCTGGACACATAGATGAAAGGGCATCTTGGCAATCTTTGCTTCATAGGATAGTTAATAAGATTAAGAGAATATTTGCCCATGTTACAGGCAATAACATATTAAGGGATGCTGCGGAGATTGAAAAGATAGCAGATAGAATAGCATCTGGGTTTATGTCTCCTGACTTTAGTGGAGATGTTCAAGCATCTCTTAAAACAAGTGAATCATTATATAGTGCAAAAGACTCTTTTAATACTAAAGTGTTCAAGACTGTAGCTAATAGATTGTATCTACAAGCAGAGGAGATGGCTAACATAGACAGAAGCCTTTATACAAAGTTTAATAACATTGCTGGTCAAGTAGTTGCAGGCAGAGGAAATGCACAGGGAGCTGGTATATTATCTGACTATATTGCACTTGAAGGCATAACAGAGTCTATTTCTCTACTTTCAGATTTAATGAGAGGTGAAATTCCTGACTTGCTCACCTCTATTGACTTTGATAATGCTGCTGACTTCAATACTAATATGGTTAGAAATGCTGGGGCACTTAGAGTACTAAGAACTTTTACTAGAAATGCTTTAGCTATCATAAATGAAGTAAATTCTGCTACCACTAATATACAAGGTGCTAACAGACTTCAAGGTGATTTGGATAGAGTACAGATTGTAGACTCAGATGGACAAAAGCACACATATAACCTATTAGAAATTACTAATAAGCTATCTCAACTCCTTAGTGGAAAGGAGGGCTTAATTAACCAGCTTAAAAATAAGGAGACACAGTACTTTACCAAGTTCTGTGAGAATGCTTATGGAAGCAAATATGTTAACAGGTCTGCTAGAGTATTATTTGACTGGAAGAAGGAGCATGGTAATTCACTTATTAGATTTGTAGGAGATGAAAAGATTCCTATTGCAGACTTAATCAATGATATGGAAAGTGATATAGGCATCTTTGACAGGTGGCTTGGGTCAATGTCTAATAATCCTGATGTTATTGGCCAAATTGCAGATAAGACAACTAAGCTAGCTAACAAGTGGGCAGATGACCTTACAAATAAGGCGTGGGATGAGTTAAGGATGCTTCAAAGAGAGTTACAGGAAATAGGCTTGAGCAACACCGATATATTTTGTGAGGTTAGTGCTAGAACAGGAGAGCTTACAGGTAATATAGTTTCTAAGTATGTATGGGGAGACTATGAAGCAGATTGGGCTGAATTTAAGAGGAAGTGTGCTGAGGATTTCAAGGAGGCTCATCCCGAAATAGAAAATATGACTGACTTTGAAAGGTCAATATTATGGGATTCATATTTTAAGCCATTAGCTAGAACATGGCATAGAGGAAATGGTGCATCTCCTGCACACTCACAATGGAGTGAAGAAGAGCAGAGATATATTCCTAGTGATGACTATCTAAGTCAGCAATACATAGATACCATAGAAAGTAATCCTGAAAGGCTGAAGTGGCTCAATAAGTATATGCAGCTAAAAAAGAGTTTGGATAGTAGGCTACCTGAAGGAAGTACTAATTCTGTTAGAATGCCTCAATTCAAAGGTACTTTTATGAATAGAGTTAGGAATAGGAGGCTTACTGATAATGCAGCTTCTGCCTTTGGAGGTTCTCTTAGGACAGCATTAAGAGAGACTTTCTGTGAGAGCAGTGAAGATACAGATTATGGAAGTGACCAAACCTATAATAACATAGAAGAGGATATATTCCAAAACAAACTTGCATTTGAGAAGGAAAAACTTAATAGGTTGCCTATATATGGTATCAATAAGCTAAAGGATATGACAGAAATATCTACTGACCTATTTCAGTCTACCTTAGCTTATGCAGGAATGGCAAATACTTATGCAGCATTTGATACTATAGTAGACACACTTGAGGTAGGTTCAGAAGTCCTAAATAGGAGAAAAGTAGGAGGGGTATATACTGAATCTGAGAATAGAGCCAACAAGTCAAGAGCATATAACAGATACTTGAAATTCCTTGATAAACAGGTGTATGGTATAAGCACCAAAAAGGTAAAAATTGGCAGAGGGCTTGTAATAAATAAGGTAGCTGGATTTTTGTCAGGACTTGCATCAAAGGTGTTCCTAGGAGGTAATGTTCCTGGAGGTATGGTGAACTTGGGAACTGGTGCTATAGAAGTATTCAAGGAGGGCCTAGCTGGGGAATACTATTCAATTAAAGATTGGAGGAAAGCCCATAAGATGTATTGGGGCAGTCTAGGTTCTAATCTTGGCTCATGGTGGGTAGATATTGGAAAGCAGATGAAAGAAGATAAGGTGTCACTGTTTATAAGGCACTTTAATATTCTAGGTGATAATAAGGAAAAGCAAAGAAATTGGGAGACTAGGAGAAACAGAGCTAACTATTTCTTATATAATGAGAGCTTGTTCCTACCATACAAAATGGGAGAACATTATATGCAATCCATGTCATACCTTGCATTAGCTAACTCTATTAAGGTATATGATGTTGATGGAACTGAAACTTCTTTATATGATGCTTATAGTGTTGAGCACTTAGAGGATGAGACTGGAAAAACTTTTAAGGATAGAACCTTAGCCCTTAATGGAGTCTATCTAAAGGACGCAGAGTCTGTTGAAAAGTACCATATGCTTGAAGACATACTTAGTGAGATTGATAATGCTTTGCAAAGTTCTTCTCCATTTGGCAGAGTTACCAATTTCACTCAAGAGCAATTAGACTACATGAATGAGAAAGGTTATTATATGGATGACCTTTCTACGCTAAGAACTCTCATAGAAACTGATAAGTACAATCTTACTTGGTCAATTGATGATGAATCTGCATTCATGGATAAAGCCAGAGAGATAAATAATAGAATGCACGGTATCTATAACAATCAAGATAAGGTTGCCATGCAACAGAGTATCTTTGGTAATATGCTCCTTTCTATGAAAGGTTATGCTTTAGGTTTAGCTGAGAGGAGGTTTGGCACTAGTAAGCATAGCACTGCTTTAGGAGGTGAGGTAGAGGGGTCTATGAGAACCCTACTTAAAGTCATAATGTCCTCAGCTACTGATAGAGGAGGGTTCAGTCTTACTATGAGAGCTATATTATTTCCATTCGGAAAGAAAGCTAAGCAGAATATGTTAAGAGCTGGGTTCTCTGCTAATCAGTTCTATAATATGAGAAGAAATTGGGGAGATGGTGCTGCAATTGTTGCTCTATTTCTACTTAAACTACTAACAGAAGCTCCTGTAGGAGATGATGACGATGATGATGAGGGAGAAACAGATATTATAGCAGGTCTTGTGTATTATTTCTCTAGTAGGTTATTTAGGGAGCAAGCTGCTTATAATACTCCTAGGGGTTGGTCAGATGAATCTTCTACTCTGCTTAATGTAGCTGCCCCTGCTGGATTCAGTGTACTAACTCAATTATGGAGTATTGCTAGTGGGGCTGTAGGTTCTCAATTTGCTTCAGAAGATGATTCAGAATACTTCTATCAATCTAGTAAGGAAGGTATATATGAGGAAGGTGATGCAAAGTGGGAAAGGAAATTTTGGAGAATGTTTCCATACTTAAGAAGTGAATATGTATTTAATCATCCATATGATGCAGCTGCATCTTATGAGTATGGTAGGAAACTCAGACAAAACTAAAAAATAAAGGCTAGAGAGGTTATCCTCCCTAGCCTTCTTTTTTTTTTGTAAAGTTATATCTAAACTCCTTTGCAATCTAACTCATGCTGCATCTCTTCATCAGATAACTGATTCCAAGATTCTTCTGTATATCCAGCTTTTTCTAAATTACTTGTAGCAAGTTTAGCATCTATGGTATCTCCATCACTAGTAGTAGCTCCTTCAAATTTTCCCCATTGATACTTAGCAGGTACAGGTGTAAGTCTTTCTACTGGCTTCTTAACTGCTCCTCCTTTGCCTTTCTTTTTTCTTCTAAGGTCTTTGGATTTAGCTTTCCTCAGTCCAGTCGTTGGCTCTACAAAAGAACCATCCCCTTCCTCCTTAGCACTCACTTTCTCAATAGTTCCTACTTCTGACTGAGATGCCTCACTCTCTCTAATTTGTGACTTTTCCTCCTCTGTTAGATTGTCAAATAATACATTTAATTCTATAGGATTAAGGGCAATAGTCATACCTAAATTAGGATTAGCACCTGTAAATTCCTTGCCATTAAGGAGTAGCTGATTGCCTTCTTTAACAGTAAATTCATTAGTACTATTTCCTACTCCCTTTGGTGTTGGATACTCTACCTTTATTGGTATTATATTAAGTGACTTAACCTTGATACCATATTGAGACTCCAAGAAAGTCTTATACAGAGTTAGCTGCCTCCTCCACTTATCTATTTTACCACCCACATTTGCACTATGGTGGGTTTTCATATCAAAGATATAAAAGTTACCTTTCCCATCATATGCTAATAAGTCAAGTGTTCCAGCAACATCTATTGTGTGCTTTTTACCCTCAGAGTCTGTTACTTCTATACTTCCTGTAGCAACTACGTCTCTTGGTACCACTGTTAGACCTTGAGCATCTAGAGAGTTCTTTAATCCTTGTAGTTGAGATACAAATGAGTCTATCTGATTCTTACCTATATTAGGGTAATTATCTTTTAGCTTACCTGCAAAGAAATCCCTTACTAACTCATCAATTCCAGTTCCTATATTAGTAGAAGGTACAACCCAAGGATTATTAGGGTCAAATTTACCATCAGAATGTTCATCAGCTTGTATAATAGAGGTAACTCTAGCATACTTCTTACCTGTTCTAGTATTTATATAATACTTTCCATCTTCAGATAATTGTATAATCTTGGAGTTTGCCACTATAGAATCTACAATTGGCTTGACATTAGTACTAGATTGTGTAGGAGAAGCACTTTCCCCCTCTAATACTGCTCCAGATTCACTATCTACAATAGTGCCTTTTGGGGTAGTTACTTGGTCATTGGCAGCTACAACAGGCTGGTTTAATGGAGCTGTAGGCTGAGCATTAGTTGGACTGCTAACTTCATCTTGTTTCGTATAATTAACTTCTCCCTGTAATGTAAATGGGGCATTAAGAGAGAATCCTTTTATATGATACCTAAGAGAATCTTTACTAAAACCTAATATACCATCATCATATATATCAGATATATTATCCATAGCCACTCTATCGGTATTCATATTTTGAATATCATTATAAGGGATATTCCATTTTACAAAGGATTCTTTAGCACTTAACACTCTAACAGAAGAACCATCCATAATTAAATTTTTAATTATTTCAAATTGCGTTTCTTCTGTCATTTGCCCATTAGTTACTTTTCCTAATTCTATTTTAGCACCATCATTATTTACAATAGATAATGTAAACATTCTTCTACCATCTTTCCTAGTTTCAGATGTAGGAGTTATTACATATTTCCATCCATCTCTAGATGGTAAGGATAAAAATTTAGCTAAAGTTTCTGTTAATTTATTAGATGCAGTTTTAAGTATCTTATCAGTAGATTCAGTAGGTACAGTATCACCTTTTTCATCTACTTCAAAGTACATCTCTTTTACATTAAAGTTTTCACTAAAGAACTCCTTTAATTTTTTTGCTGCTCTATGTATTCTACTATTAGAGTTTAATGCAGCAGCTATATCATTATTATTAAATAACTCACTTATAAGTCTTTCCGAATTTCTATCTCTTGTAAGATGTATTGGAATAGTAAATTCTCTAATAGGAATAGTTTGACCCTTTAGGTTGGGTAGAGCATAATACAAATACTTCCCTTTACCTTCAGGAGTAGCAATTGCTAGTTTCTTTAGAAACTCCTGCTTCATTCTCCAATATATAGGGTTCTTTCTCCTATCAGGCTTACTTAAAGCTTGTAATTCCTTTTTCTCCTTTTCATTAAGGTCATTTATTTGTAGAGATATGGCAGACCTATTAGGCTCTGTAGCTGGCAGTTGCTTTGGAGCTTCTGCAATAACATTACCTCCAATAGTAGTAGTAACTATATCACCATCAGTGTCTTTTATGAGTTGCCCTGGGTCTTGTCTATCTATAAGATTTCTTATAGCTCCTAATCTATTAGAGCCATTAGCATGTTCACTACCTGTTTTAGGCATAATGCCAATAGGTTGAAAATGCTTATCCTTTCCATCTACTTTAATAGTTATGCCTCCAGTAGGTACCTTTACAACTGCAATAAGTGGTATGTTATCATCAGTATATTTCAAGTTCCTAGATTCCATATCTGCCTTTACTGACTCAGCAAGCTGAGGGTCAGATATAAACATTACAGTAGGCTTATTGCTCATAAAGTCTGTCTCTAAAAACTCTTCTATCCTATGATTATCATAGTATTTTACCAATGGGCTATTGGGATAGTTTTGCCTAATCCAAGCAATAGGAATAGTATCCATTAGAGCAGCATCTAGATTTATAACAATTCTAATAGAATTTTGAGAACCTGCCTTTCTCTGTGCTAAATTAGCTTCTTGATTTTGAGATGTATTTTGGGTACTCTCTTTTTCACTCTTAGTTTTATCTGCTTTAGCTCTAACTCTAGTTGCAGCAGCTCTTAATAAGCTAGCTGCTCTGCCTTCATTATCACCATCCTCCTCTGACTGTGAATCTAATTTGTTAGCACTTTGTAGAAGAGCATCTGCATAATCATCTGCATTATCAAACTTAACATCACTTAGTCTTCTTACCTCATCTAATGCCAAGTTCTTAGATTCTTGGTTAGATGTTGTAGAAGAAGCATTACTTATAGAGTTAGCAGCTAACTTGGATAAGTTAGCTATCTCTTGTCCACTATTCTCCTTATATGCTTCTGTAACAGGGTCTTCAACTACTCCTTCTTTATCAGCCTCTTGGCTTCTCTTAGCACTCTCTTCAGCAGTAGAAGTACCCATTTCCATTAAGCTAGGTCCTTGTGCAGCAGGAGTTTTTGGAGGAGCAGATTGCTCAGAAGTAGTAGGAGTTACAGGAGTATCTTTTGCATTATTTTCTTTTTCTTGTAATGACTTATTATATTCCTCTATAACACTTTTATATGCTTGTATTGCTTCTCCTACACTTGTAAATACTGATTTATAGTCATCAGCAATATTACTATTTACATCATTTACATATTGCTCAAATAAAGAATTTCCTTGCTCATCTTGCTCAGCCAATGCAGAAACAGCAGCATCAACATCTTTTACATCAATACCCTTATTACTTAGATACTTTAAAGTATCTGCAAATACAGATTTTGCATTATCATCTAATTTATTAAAAGCTTCAATTTGATTAGTATTAAGGTTTTCATAAAAATCACTTAATACTTTTTTCTTCTCATTATATGTTTTAAGAAATTCTGAATCTGAATCAACCAAAAGACCTATGGCTGCATTTGCTGCTAGCCTATCATCTCCTTCATTAATTTTATCTAGTTCTCTTGCAAAAGAATTATAATCACCTTGTTCCTCAAGGTCTAATAAATAATTATATTTTTTTCTAAGTATTCTTTCCTGTGCTGCATTTTTAATATTTGAAGCCTCTCTAATAAAAGATTGTGGATTTGCCATCATTTCTAGCTGTCTCTGCATTGCTGATTCATAGCTGAAAGAAAGCTTATTAACATCTTGTATTTTAGAGGAAAAATCTTGAAAAGTTTGAACTCCTATTCTATTAACTTTATCTATTTCTGCTTGTTGCTCCTGAGAATAATTGTTTCTATTAGCTGGGTTAAGCATAATAGCTCTACTTCTAGAATCTAAGTTCATTATATCTAGAGCAGACATTACAGGCTGCTTCTTTTCATTTAGATTAGAATCAATATTTTCTGTGCCAACAAAACTTGTATAATTATCTTGTAAAGATTTTAATTCTCTTTGTTCCTTCTTTATAAATTTAAGAACATCTTTATACTTATTTCTCATGTAAGAGGTTAGCTGTTTCTCTTCCTCTGTGGTTGCTGTTTTTTGGTCTTCCTTTAATTCACCTAATGCTTCTGAAACTTTCTTTTTCTGTTCTTCTAATTCACCTAATCTAGCATTTAGCTTATCTAAACTTCCAAATCTAGCTAATACTGTTTTAACATGAGAGTTAAGTGGAGTGCTTGATGTGCCTCTATCTTCTTTAGCAATAGCAGTTCTAACTGAATTAAGTTCTTCATTTAACTTATCTATTCTATTTTTAGCATCTTTACTAGAGACTCTTTGAAATACTAATCCTGCCTTTACATCTTTATCTAGTTCCTCACCATATAGACTTTCTACATCTTTAGTTTCAGTATTTACCTCCTCTATTAAATTTAACATTTTAGAAGCAGAGGATTTAATTTCTTGTAATGCCTCTTCCTTTGTTATTTCTTGACCTCTATTGAGAGCATCTTGAGTATAGATTGCAACTAATTTGGATTCTTCTGAATTTTCATCTTCTAAGTTTTCTTCTTTAAGGTCTGCTCTGGCCTTCAAACTTGCCATAACTGTATCATAATAACCAGTACCTTCAAGAGAATTTAAAGTAATAACATTGGAAAATAAAGCACCAAATCTAGAATTTCTTACTTCCATTTGGTCTTTATTTTCAGCAGCCTGTTCAAGCTGCCTCATCCATTCAGAAGTGCTCTTTATATTAAAGAAAGCTTCTTGATTTTCTGGCTTGGAGAAGAAATCATTTATATTTTTAGCTATTTCTTCTCTTCTAGTATTAACAGCATCAGCTTCAGAACTATTAATAAGAGGGCCTATAGCACTTCTCCATCCAATTGGAGACTTTCTATTTATATAGTTATATAAGCTTTCTCCTTCCTTTCTCTCTCCACCTCTAGTATTGTTAAGAGCATGAGAGTTAATATTAAAACCTCCCATAAGTGTAGAAAGCCCACCATATAAAAAGTCTTTAAAAGCTTCCTTAGATATTGCAGTTCCTAATAATGACCTAAAACCAGCAGCCATGCTAGAAGAAATATCATTATCTAAGGCTTCTTCCATTGTTCCACCTGAATATTTATTATTTAAATATTGTGAATATTTATCTTCTGCATAGCCTTCTGCATAGCTACTAGATAAATCTTGAGCATACTCTTCTAAACCTTCACCTAAAGATTCTTTTAATCTATGACCAAAAGCTTGTAATCTTTTATACTTTTTAGCATTAGCAACCCATCTATCTCCTTCTCTAACTATATCAATACCTTCTCTTCCAAGTGGAGATTTCATTAGACCATACTTTCTAAGAGTATTTTGGACAGAAGGTGCTTGAAGTCCTGCTTTTAAAGTAGCATTTATAAAGCCATTAATTACAGAATTACCTATAAAATTAGTGTACATTGCAGTTCTTGCAGACTCTTCAGCAGCAACTCTATCTTCAGCTATACTATTAGCATATTTACTTAAAGCAGAATTTACAACCTCCTCATTATTCTGTAACATAGTAATCATTTGATTTATTTCTTGTTCAGAATAATTTGTATTGACTTTTCCTTCTACAGTTGTAGTAGCTCTTTCAGGAATATCATATCCCTTAGCTCTAAGTAATCTTGCTGCACTTAATGGATTATTCCTAACTTGGGTAGCAATATCATCTTGTGCCATTTTAGTATATCTATTATCTATATCTGCATTTAAACTATTAAGAGTTTCTTGTTTACTTCGAGCAGCTTCCATACCACCTTCAACAGTGCCTATTCCACCAGCCACAAGAAAGTTACCTACACCTTTAGCTTTAGTAATACCTCTTAGCAATCTAACACCTTTTGCAGTAGTATTTAAACCTTTTGAGGCTGTAGCAACCTTTGCTGCCCATGCAGCACCCTTGGCTGTTGCATTAACTGCTGCTGAACTACCAAATGACAATATAGTACTAGCAGTGGTGAATCCATATTGACCAAATAGTTCAAATGGAGTATTCAGTGACAATATAGATTCCTGCTGGTCTACTGTGTTTAAGATTGGGTTATCTGATAGCCCAAGTGCCTCTAATCTTTTTTGTTCTTCTGGGTCATAGGTATTAGTAGTAGCTACTCTATCGCCATATCTAGTTACTGCATTATCAATTACATTTTCCCAATAACCTTCTCCCTCTTCTTTTCCTATGGTAGTCAATGCTCCAAGCATACCAGCAGCCCTAATCAGCATACCAGCAGCACTATCTATAAATTGGGCACCTGAATTTACAGCTTTTTCCCAAAAAGATTGATTATTAGCTACAATATTCTGATAATGTTCTCCTAGTGCCTTTTGAGCAAAGGTACTACCTCCTACCTCATTCCATGCTTGAAAATTAGATATAAGATTTATTTTATCTTCATCACTAAGAGATAATTTATCTGTACCATTATATTTTTTATATAATGGAGATAAAGAGTTAGACATTGTGTCTAACTCTTTAAGAACTTTTTGTAAATTATCCCCATCAAGTGAATGAAGGTATTCCCTATATTTACCTGCCCTCCTCTCTGATTCATATTTTAGGACATTCATAGCTTGCCTAGTATAAGGAACTTCAGGTAATAGGCTTCTAGGCTCTCCTGGGCCACCATAGTTCTCTACAAACTCTCTGGCAACATATATATCTCTTTCTCGTAGAGTTAAGTTATTTCTAGATTTCCAAATCTTTTGCTTTTCTGGGTCTGTACTATTTTTAAATAATTCATCAAATACACTATTTCTAAAAAGTTCATCTCTTACATCAGAGGGTTTACCTTCTATTTGTTTTAAATATCTTTTCTCCCAATCTGCTCTAGCAGAATCATCTAGACCCTTAAGACCTTTAAAGTAAGCTCTTCTTCTTTGTAGTTTTTCATTTTCTTGTCTCTCTGCTAATGTAGGAACACGATTAGAGACAGGTGCCATTCCAGGACCTACCCAAGTCTGATTTGACATTATATCATTAAAAACTCCCATATCTTATCTTAATTTAGAGTTTAATTTTTATTATTTAACATCTCCCATCTTTGTATCTCCTGTCATGCTAGAAACAAGTCCATACTCATTAGTATTTTTCGGCACTACTCTTACATAATCTCCATCTACATATATATCTACATCATCTAAAGTAGCCCCTTCTTCTTCCTTAAGATACTTATTTAACTCTCCCCTTTGATAATCATTTAATTGTGCAACATCCCATTTTGATGCCTTCTCAGGATTAAATCCTGAACCCTTCACAAATTTCTTCTTTCCAATTTTAAAATCTTTATATGCAGATTTAAGCTTTCCTTTGTTACCACTGTCTCCACCTATAGAGTTGCCGCTTTCATCATACATTTTCTTTGAGTATCTAATTTCACTTCTCCTTCCTTCTTTATCTACAGTCCAATAAGCATCACCCGCTCTGTAATATCTAGTTCCATCAAGAGTTATATGATATGGTTCTCTTCCAGATTCAATTGAGTCTTGTAGTTTAGCAAAATCAAACTTATCTCTATCCAATTTTATGCTTGCCCATCTAGCACTGCTTGCATCTCTTTCAGCCCTACTCATATATTCACCATTGGCAACATAGTTATATGTAGGTTTAGCTAATCCTGCATACATCCCAGTAGCGATAATATTATTAATTTTGGATTGACCCTCTAAAGAATATTTACTTAAATCGATAGAGCTTAATTCATCCTCCATTATCTTTCTCATTTGCCTTCCTGCCTCAGTATTAATATTCTCAGGATGAAGTAATATCTGAGTAAGTTCTTCAGGACTTATTCCATTTAATTGAGAAATTTGATATTGCTGACCATTAAGGAATAGCTTTGCAGTTGGATTACTATATAGTGACCTACCAAGAGCTTCTGCCTTAGCTGCAACTCTTTTTAAGGTAGAATCCCCATCCCAATAAGCATTATTAGGTCTTCTTCCTCCTAAGAAGTCATCTATAGAATTATATCTATCTATCTCAAATACAGCATTAGGGTTCTTTGCTTTAATGTCAGCCCTAAATGCTTCTGCCTTATCAAATGCTTCACTAGCTCTAGCTATTGGAGTAATCTCAGAGGCATATCTCCTTTTAAGACCCATCAAAGCTCCTCTATTTGAGAGAGTCATACCTTTACTAAAGTCATCAACCATCCTAGATAAATCATCTGAGTAGGTTTTATACATTTTGTAGGCTACAGGACTATTCTCTTGATTAGCAATATCCCTCCATGCCTCAGTTTGCATGGCTAGATTAGTATAATCAGCTTCCGCTTTATCATATGCTTCCTTATATTGTACTAAAGGCTTGACAAGCTCATCATATGAGAATGGCCTAAACCTCGCATTAGAAACTATACTATATGATGCCATATTATCTTCTCTTCGTTAAAAGTTTACCACCATTCTTCCTTCTATAACCTTTGCTAATTCTATCTTGCATAGGTCCAAATACTCCATGCTCTACAGCCCATTGCATTTGGTTCCATCCTACATTTTCTGAGCCTATATCACCAAGACCTTGCACAAAGTTAGTAAGATTAGCTGACCTATTAGCATCTGCCAACCTTTTAGCATTTTCTCTCATTTGAGCTGCTGCTAAGGTTCCTTTCAGCCTGTAATCTCTTAGGTTGGCAAAAGCACTTTGATTAGCCATTGCAGCTTTTAATCCCATTTCAGCATTAGCTTGATTAGTGCCCCTATTAAATGCAGTAACTCTCTCTCTTTGGCCTTGGTTATATTCTTCAGCCTGTCTTACAAAATCTCCTAATCTACTTTGTGCATTATAATCTGAAGCTACTAAACCAGCTAAAGCAGCTGCTCTATTACCAGCACTTTGATTTACAATAGCTCTTCTTGCAGCACCTGATTGTGCATTTAACTTGTTAGTATAGTAGTTTCTATCTAATGGATTATAAGTTAAATAGTCACCAAGAGATGCCGCAGAAACTGGCATGTAATTTCCACCATTTGCAGTAGCATCAAGTATAGCATCTGCATTGGAGTAGTCAGGGTTATTAGTTAATCCTAAAGCATCTGTAAATACACCAGCACCTGCTGCTGCTATAGGAGCATATCTCATCCAAGTTGGATACCTCTTGGTCTCATCACTATTACTACTTAGTGCTGGAATCTGAGAGGGTTTAGGAAGTTCTAACCCTTTTATTTTCTCTCCACTAAGAGCAAGAGGAGCAGGTTTTAATGATTCCCTATATTGATTATAGGCATATCTACCAAAATCATGTGCCTCCCCATATTTCTTATCATACATAAGTCCAGGACTAAAAATAGTGCCTACCATTTGGTCAAGTGTAGGAGCACTTTTATTACCAGCCTTAAAATAATCAGGAGCATTAGTACTATTCCACCAATCCTTTGATAGATTATTATAGTTGTTTGCTAACCAAGATTGAAATCTAACATCTAGGTAATCTGGGCTATATGTTCCCTTTTCAGGGTTATATAACATATTTCCATTGCTATCAGTAAAGCTATTCCATCCTTGAGCAATTCTACTATTAGTTACTCTGTTTCTGCCACTGTTACCATAGAAGGCATATGGGTCTGTTTGGTCAGGAGTTTCAAGAACATTTGGAACTTCACCAAGACCATCATATTTCCTTCCCAAAAGGCCACCTTGAGCATATTGCTGTCCCTGCATAGCTAATTGATTCATTGCTTGCTGTCTAAATTCAGGGTCTTTCATTTGATTTTTAAATCTCTCATCTTCTTGGATAGATGCTAATTCCCCAAGCATTACATCCAATCCTCTTTGGCTGATTGGGTCATTAGGTCTCTCTTCTGACTCCTTGGCTATCTTCTTGGCGGCATCTGCAAAAGTAATACCTTTACTATCTCTCAGCTTGTACTTACTCCTTACAGCTTTTGGTACTCTCATTCTATTGCTGAATACATAGTCATTGAAGATTACTTCTCCTTCCTCAACTAGGTTAGGAACACCTTGTGCATCCATACCCATTTGTACACCCTCCATAGGATTTTCTTCATGAGTACCTCCATTACCTACTACAGTAAGGCCATTATTCCATTCTGCACCATTAGTAAGTAAACTACCACCAAAAGCGTGTTTCCATTTCCTAGCATTAAGAGCAAAGGTAGCCATCTTCTTTTGCTCAGGAGTACCATGCTCTTTATACCAAGTAGAAGATTTTCCCGTTCTCTCTTTTAATCTAGTAAATTTACCTCTATTCTCTGGTTTAATATGTATATTTCCACCATCAGCAAATGTATTGCCAAAGGGGGACATTGTTCCTGTATATCTCATAGTCAGAGGTCCTCCATATGCTGCATAGTTAGCCAATGTATTTAAATTATTTTGTTCATCTAAATTGTCAGCAGCTAATCCAAAATTAGCTATTGCTAATTGATTAGCAAAATCTCTTTGTCTATTAATTTCATTTGTTAGTCTTTTAGCTTTATTACTAAACCAGCCATCTTTACCAATATCTGATTTACTAACACTATTTAATAGACCAAAGTTAGATTGGTTTAATAAGTCTGTAGTATTAGAAGCAGCAAATCGCATATTACTTTGTTGTGTATTAGCAGCTTTGGCTTCTTGTACTGCCTGTTTATTTATTTGACTGCCAAAGGCTTTATTTACCAAGCCTCCAACTATGTTAAGTCCTGCTCCAGCTACAGCACCCCAAGGGCCAGGAATAGCACTAGCTATGCTACCCAGTCCTTGTATAGCATTGCCTGTTCCAGAGGAAAGTCCTCCTGAAATACCTTGGCCTACCATAGAACCAGCAGCACCAATAGCACCACCAAGTACACCGCTATCAAAGGCATTGCTCATGTTCTTTCCAAAGCTAGCATCTTTGTCCCATGAGAATCCACCATCATCAAAATAGTTAGCTCTTCTCTTTCTTATTTTCTTAGCCATAATATAATCAATAATTTTTGCAAAGATAACAAATCATTTTTAAATATGAAAGACTTATATAGAAAAAGTAGTGATAGACAAATTAAATAACTTATCTACCACTACTTTTCTTTGTTTATGTATAGTAAGTAACTGCTATATCATATAACCTCACCTCTTTGTTACTATTACCTGACATTGCAATCTTTGCCCAAGGGTTTCTTATTCTATCTCTTTTGAACTTACCAAAAGAATTACTTCTGCCAACTTGCCATCTCCAAGTCCTAAACTTTTTCTTTAGAGAGCTTGTAGTAGATGTTGCTGTCTGGTATTCATTTGTAGTAACCAAAAGATTGAAAGGATAACTATCAGCTTTCCAATTAGTGAAATGTTCTATGCCATTAGTTCTGAACTCTATAGTATCAAATATCTTATCAAGATGGAACTCAGGATTAGCTATAACAGCAAGAGAGTATCCCTTATTTTCTCCAAAGAAGGTGCCATAGTCTCCTCCTCCTTGTAACTTCCAAACTTCATTACCCTTTACCTGATAAGTATTACCTTCAACATTGAACATCCACTCTACCTTACCATAGTCATAAAATGAGGAGAATGCACCTAACTTTTCACTGAAAGCTAGTGAATCTGTGCTTGTTGTAAAGTAAATATCACTATTGTTCCTATCATAGAATGTTCTAATAGCACCATAGTCTTCAGGATTCCATGAAGCTAAAGATACATTACTATTTATCCAAGAGTACATATTCTTGGTATATGTAAGGTCTGCTATGGATTGCCCATTAAAGGATAAGATACCTTGATTCAAATCATCTACAAAATATACTCCACTGGGAGTTTCAGCCATAGACCATTTATTTTGACAACCAAATTTATTTGTAATATACAATTTACCATCTACTTTACCACTATTAGCTAATTCAATTGGTAAACCATCAGAAGTATTTAGCTGTACTCTTGAATTAAAGTTTATTTTACTTATACCTTTCTCTTGAAAAGAATATATTTCATTATTTATTCTTTTTAAAGAGGTAACTTTACCTAAATCACCATCTAAATCTAAAGCATTGTTCAAATGTATATTTGTCCAAGAATCAGTCTCTTCCCCTAAAGTTTTTGTTAGAGACCATACAATTTGATTTGGGAATTTAGTGGTTGAAGACTTATCTTCTTCAAGATATTTTGCTGTATAGAAATTATTACTTTGACTATAAACTTTATTAAATAAATTAAAGTTATTAGGATTTACACTGAGATTATTTTCATTTCCCCTATTTCTATCATATCTTCCATCAATGTTTATTCTAGTTTCTACCATAAAAGAAGGAATATCAATAACTTGATTTATATCTTCTCTAGTATTACTATAAGTTTTTAAATGGTCATATCTACAATAGAAGGTATCTCCTTGTGTAGCATATATGCTTGTAATATTTTCCTTAAAAGGTACATTATTACCACATACCTGCCATACATTATTGCTTAATACAGTCTCGTCGTCTCCACCAAAAGCATTTATTATTTTATCTCTATAAATCTCACCTATTAAATAATATCCAAAGTCTCCTGCATTACCATCATACTCTGCTATTGAATAATCATTTATATTTATATAATCTTGATTAAAGTCATAATTATTAATATTTAAATCATCCTTATTAAATAGTACTTCTTTATTGAAAGTCATACTACCAGATTCATTAATAATATTACTATTATTCTTTAATTTGGGTAATAGATTATATTTATTATTCTTATAGTCTAAAACCATTACACCATGTCCTGTAGATTTATATTGTATAGGTACTGGGTCTTGGTTAAATCCTGGAACATTCTTATTATTTTGTAGAGGATAATAATTCTTTGCAGTATCTTCATAAATAACACCTGCCCAAGAAAGTTGATAAGTTATCCTTTGTAAAATATTTATATCAGAGTCCTGTCTTAGGTTAGATGTATGTCCATGCCTACTAGCTGCTGATAATAAACATTCATCTTTTATATTAGTAACATCCTCTTTCTTAGTTGCCTTAAAGGTCAATATTTTATCACAATTGCCTTTGTATTGTATATTTCTACCGAAAGCTTTTAGATTAATTATAGATGAAACTTGGTCACTATTAAATATTTTAAAATCTTGGATAGCACATTCTTTATACGTATTTAAGAATCTTGAAGGAAGGCATATCCTATAATTAGACATTATCTTTTTTGATAATATAGATTTTCTGTTAGCAGCATCAACAGTCTTAGGAGTATTATTAAGAGAGCCTTTTCTATGCCAAGGATAAATTGCAAAAGAATTACCTACTCCCACATTCTCTCCTTGATATTGCATGCCAGTGTCATACTCTGAATCTACCCAGAATTGCCAATTAATAAGACTTCTACTAGACACATTTTTCCCTGTTGAAGAAGCCCTTCTCCTTATAAAGGTATTAAAAGCACCTGCATAGGGATTAAATAGGTTTTCTGTTTGTATAGTAATATCAGATAATGTATGTTTTAAGGGAGCATACCCTACAATTCTAAGTTTTATGTTACTATCAAGTGCTATATGGGTAAGTTCATCTGAATAATTTAAATCTAATTCAGGAGAATGAATAGTTAATATTCTCTTATCAATACCATATACTTTATTAATATTATCAATATCACCGCTGTTTATTTCATAATTATCAATATTGTCTACACATTGTATTTCACCATTAAATTGCATTGCAGAAGGTAGGGTTTTCAATTTATATTTACCATCTTCTACAGTAAACATATTACTTTCAAGATAATTACCAGCATGTGCAAGACCTTGCATATCTATATTATTTCTTGTATTGTCTGGAATAAAAGTGTACTGTGGTCTTGCAAACCAATCACTTTGTACATAAGGAGCATTATTATGTCTATCTCTTACATTATATAATGTAGAGCATAATATTCCTTGACACAATACTTTTCTTGTATTTACATCAGGATATACACATAAGGGCCTAGCACCAATAAAACCATTAGCTTTAAATTCTTCTATAAGTTCTTTAGTAATAGTGATTCTTGCTATTGGCTTACTTTCTATTCCATCATTATATAATAATGGGGTAATACCTATAGTATTTGTAAAATCTCCTATATATAGCACCTCTGACCAATTACCAGTCTTATATTGTAATTGTAACCCAAACCTATAGGTCTCACCTTTCTTAAAATAAGCAGCTTCATTTGAGGCTTTCAAACTACTATTAAATACATAATCTTTATCTAAGGAAGATACATCTTCTACATTATAATTATAATATACAAAATCAACTGAAAGTTGTCTTACCTTTTCTTTTAATTCCTTACTTATATTATAAGTATCTGTATTTATATTCCCTAAAAATAATGTATTATCTTTATGTGTAAGGGTAGAAGCTTTAAATAAATCAGGTTGATATAATAATTCAATAGGGTCAACTATAGTTCCTATATTACCTGTATCTATAAAAGAATATGTATTTCTTGATTCTGAACTATCATCTGTAGTAGATAATTTTATAATAAATGAATCTACATTAAGACCTTCTTTACTCTTAGCTCTTACAAAGATTGAAAATTTACCTCCACCATTATGTATATAATTTATAACATTTTCTGTATTAGTAGTTACATTCTGTTTGAATAGAATTTTACCTTCTACTAGAGTATAAGGGATAATAATATCTTTGTACACATAAAGTACAGGAGATTCTTCATTCAGACCTTGACTTTCAAAATAACATTTCTGTAAATCAAAAGTATTACTATTAATTACTTTTTCAACATCAGGTTTATACTCAATATCATTAATAGTAGTTTTAAAATTAGTAATACTTGAAGTATATTTATCTATAGTATCATTTCTTCTTATAGTATAAATTTTAGTATTTAAAGTAGTGCCATGCTTATTTTTTACATTAACACAGATATTGAGTACTTCTTTATTCCTAAGCTGTAAAGATGTATTTAAGGGAATATCTTTAGCCAATGTACCATTATTAATGATATTCACTGTAGTTAATGAATTATCATAATAATAGAAAACTCTCAATGACTTAGTATCAATTAAGTCTTCATTAACATAATATAGTTTTAAAGAATTAAGAGTTATGTCAATAGCAGTTCCACTATCATTTGCTGCCAACAAGTCCCCATTATTTCCATCTGGGTATTTATTAATTATTTCTTCATTATAACTATAATCAAGAGACTCAATGCCATAAGAGAACTTTCTTTCAGGGGTTGTTGGTTCTCCATCTTTTACACCTGTAATATAATAGGAGTTCTCAATCTTAACTAAAGGGTCTTCTTTAGTAGATACATAGAGTTCCCAATTCTCATTTAATATTCTTTTTTCACTGCCATCTATTTCAACAGGTGCAGATGGCCATATCATTAATATAGAAAATTCTTTATCAATAGTAAAAGTATAGCCATTTGATTCATCTCTAAGATAAACATTCTTAAAGTTTTTAGTATATCTTTCCTCTATAGGAGTCTTAGGAATATTAGTACTGTTAGGTACAGCTCTTGGATTTATACATACTGCATACCTACCATCATAAAGACATAAGTCATAGTACCATAAATTTGAGCTAAGGTACATTGAATTAAAGTAATCTATTATAGAACCAGAAGATACAAAGTCTCCTTCTTCACCATACCTTATGCCATATCCACTAATATGTGTAAAGTCAGGGTCATCTAATTTTACATTATTAAGTAACTTATTTAAATATTTCATATCTTTATATCTTTAATTAGAGTAACAGTAGGAGTTGCATCTAAAGAAGTTCTAAATATTCTATACACTTTTACATAATCAAAAGTAGTATTTAAGTTTATTATTTCTATATTAAAAGATACCCCACTTTTCTGTGACCCATCTGGATTAAGACCTCTACCATTATCAGAAGTATAATATAAAGGAGACATACAACACATTCCTGTGGATTGACCATATTTATTATAATATGATAAAGCATATTGAACAACACCTGCCTCAAAGTTTCCATTCACTTCAAATACAGGAGTAACATAAAATTCAGTATTTACATTTGATATTATAGGATTAAAATCAAATTGAAAATTGTCATCTTCCTTTATATACTTTCTTATTTCTTCTTCTGATTGTCCTTCAAGATTTAATAATAACACCCTAGGTGAATTTATGCCATCTACCCAATATACCTTTTGTATATCTGAAGTTTCATAAATTCCTATACTTTCTATAGGATGTAAAGTATTGAAACCTAGATTACCCCTATATAATAAGATTTCCTGTTGTAAATTACCATTAATACTTTTTATGTTATATATTGCATCAGGTTTAGTATCACCTAAATTAGTTACAAATAGAATGGCATTATTATTTATTACTTGAATACCAATAATAGTACCTTGTATAGTAAGTATCTTAGAATTACTTTTTTCATTAACAAGACATAAGGAAGTATCTTTACCCGTAGTAACTATCCTCATGTTCCTAATACTATATGCAGCATCAGCAGGAAATTGGCTAACTGCCAAATCCTGCTGCATACTTTTAGGTACTATAGATATTTGTTTCTTTTGCATATCATTGTATTCTTATAAATTCTCTTTTCCCTAATGATTTCATGCCTTTACTATGTTCATTGGTTCTTTGCAATAACTGAGTCCACATATTACTGATGGATTCCATCTGGTCTATAGTAGGCATATTTAAATCTCTTTGTGCCTGACCAACATACCACGCATATTCTTGCTGAGTATTTTGTAATACTGCATTATTAATTTTACCCTGGTCAAAGAGAATTGTAAATACTTTTTTCTTTATATAAAGTTCTAATGCCTGTATAAAGCTACTATTTTCAGGTATCATAGGATAACCTTCATCGTCTACTTTAATAGCATGATAGGCAACTTCTATAACCCCTTCCTTAAGGGAGGTATAGATAGCATTATTCTGTAACTTATAAGTCAAGTCCCCAGTCTCTGAGTTCCCATTAGGCTCCTTCTTAGAACTATAATGGAAATTATCTGAAGCATATCTAAATACTTTAGGACAATATTCCCCTTCCTTATAAGTCCTCACTTGTATCATATCATAGTAGTCACAAGGCAAACACCCCCTGTAGTTCTCTATGTTAACTAGAGCTGTCTTTTCTTCAAACTCATTAGGCACTCCTACAATCTGTATGAAGTGTACAGCGTAGTTTACAGCTCTTTCAAAAGACAGGTCTTGTAGGAGAGGGTGGTCTAACAAGTCATCTAGTATTTGTTTAATGCTAATATATTTAGTCATTTCTTAATTATTATTACTTAAAAGTTGTTGGTCCTTTTCTTTTATCCTTTTTATAGGCTGTTACTACCGCAGTATGTAAATTAATCTCATCAGGATATTGAGACCTAAAATAATAATCTTCAGTATGATTTCCTCCTGTAGCAACGTCTAAAGTATGGTAGTCTGCAAGTCTTTTACCTACAACTAAATTATCTTCAGTATTGTGACCGCCCCTACTATACCTAAGAATAGGATTGTTGTTCTCATCAAGACCTTCAATTAACATAGTATGATAAGTACCCGTATTAGGATTTTTACTTATTAATAAATCCCCAGGAATAGCTTCATCCTTGCTTATCTCTCTATATCCTGTATTTGGATTATTTACTATGTTTTTAGCAGACATGTAAGAATTATTAGGATTTACCCATTGAGTTGCAGATAAAGTACAATTAGATAAACCCCCTCTGCCAAAAACATCTTTAAGAGTTTTTCTGATTCCATATATAACAGGATTCATATTAAAATCTCTTGCACTATTATAGTTTGAAGCTACGGTATTTGCTTTATTAAGAACTTTATCTCTTTCACTTAAAGGTCCGCCTTCTTCAAATTTGTTATATATCTCCCTAATAGTGTTTAAATCAGTAATACCATTATTTATTCCTAACTTTATATAAGCTGCCCTATCACGCATAGATAACTTATTCCAACTCATACTAATTTCTATTTAATAGGAAAGCATCTACTTTGCCTTCCTTGATATTTCTTTTAAGAGTTTTCTTCAGCTCCCTATTGGCATTGAACTGGTAGAAAGATTTGTTTGTATAGTCTGCCTTAGCCTTGTTATAATGAACCTTGAAAATCTCTTTTTCCTCCATTTTAATGAGTGTTCTACTCTTATAGGCTTCCTCATCTTCACACCATAATTTAAGTGTCCTATCCCAATCTATTGGGAGATTGCTATGCAGTTTCCCATCCTTGAAATTAACATAAGTACTTATCTTTCTGAGTTCTATAGTGCCCATCCTATGAGGAAGTTTTATATCCCCTCCTGTAGATAGGTTGAGAGCAAGTTCATTGTTTATCTTTCTAATTATACTATAAAACTCATGCTCAGTAAGCCTTTGACCTATATCAATCCATTGCCTCTTTCTAAGCCACTTGTAAGCATCATATACTCCCAATGACTTGTTCACTTTATGAACTCTAGGCTCATTTAATTTAAGAAGTTCTTCCCTAGTCATTAAGATTCAATCTGCTTCTGTAAGTTTGATTTAGCATTCCTTGCTATGAAGTTAGCTAGATTAGCCAAGTCATCCATAGCATTGTTCTCAGAATCTTCAGGCTTATATATAGCTCCTGAAAGTTCCTTGGTCACTAGCTCTGTTAAAGGAGGAATAAGTGCATCTTCAAGAGGAAACTCTTTGTCAAGAATATCACAGCTCTCTGATTGCTCACACTCTAATTCTGAGGCTTCTTCTGCATCACTAAATACTCCAGTAAACTTTATTTCCTCTAAGTAATAGAGCTGTGGGTTTGAAGACTTCAGGTATAAATATCCATCAGGTCCTTTAGCAGCATAAATTATATTCTGAAGCCATTTATTGTGTCCTATATATCTCAGCCTATCCCTAGATACATAAGTTATCTCTCCATTGAAGTAGTCATCTGAATGCACTCTAGATTGTCCTATATTCATAGTTTCAGGTATCTTCTTAGTACTCCTCATATAGGTACCTTCACAAGGTATTCCCTCTACTCCTTCATGCTCTTCTAGGTCTAAGCACAGAGTCTGATAGTTGGATAATGGAACTTCCTTCCTTACATCAGAGTATCTTTGCTTTAAGAGAAAAGCCCTATATTTACTTAGCAAGAATATAATATGGTCTTCAGTAAAAGATGAATCATCACTCATAAGTTTTAGTTCATCTAATATTAAGTACACTAGTTGTCTGTATGTTCTCATATTGATACATATTAAAAAAGTTCTTGTGGCAAAGATACTAAGAATTTATCAATGCCACAAGAACTTTATTGTTTTAGTTATTGTTCTTACAAAGTTTTATTAACAGGATACCTTAGCATTCAATTCAAGGAAGTAGCTCATGTCATGCTTTGCAACCTTAGTGAAAAAATACTTCTTAAAGCTAGCTAACTTATCATAGTTCTGCATCAACATAGCTTTAGCAGCATCAAATGCCGCATCCCCAATTCTCTTTCTAAGATGTTCCTCATATACAGGAATCTTATCATCAGAAGAGAATAAATGTATGAGGTATAACTGATTATGGTCTACCTGTGTAGTAGTTACTACATAATTACCTCTTTCTCTATAAAGGTGTCCTACTCCCCAATTCTTGATAAGAAGAACTTCCCCTCCTGCAAGCCATGTCTTGATAGACATCAGAGGTTCATCTAATCCATACTTTATAAGACCAGTAAGTCCTCCAATCTTGAACCACCATCCTATACTTGAAGCATATACTGCTCCTAATACACAAGAGCAGGGAACTACTTCTGCATCAGGATTTTGGTCTAGTAGCTTATCTGTCCACTTAGCTGTGTATTCCCATCCATCCTCTGTCATATTAACAAATGAGGCATAAGTACCAAACCTTTTTCTTCCTATATGCCCATCTTCATTACTATAGATTCCATATTCATCTTTACCAAAGTAGACAGTGTTAGAAGTTATTAGTCTATTAGGATTTTCATCAAGAAGACTTACTAGTCTCTCATCCCAATTAAACTCATAGAATCTCATATGGGCATCAAGCAGCACAAAGTAAGGAGTAGTGCAATGGAATACACCAAAGTTCCTAGAACCTGCTACACCTAGGTTAGTATCATTCCTATAGTAGTCACATCCAAAGATTTCAGCTACTTTCTTGTAATTATACCCATCATTGCTATTATCATCAATGAGCATAATCTTCACATCCTTGGCTGTAGCTCTTACAGAAGTAACAGTTTTCTCTACTTCATATCCTTCATTTTGGAAAGGAATAATTACAGTTAATTTACTATTGCTTCCCTTAATATGGTCCCCATTACCTACATTAGCATGGCAATAAGCATTCTGAATCATGGTAGCACCATCAAAGGGGCTTGGATTCATTGTAACCTGTTTATCATGCTGTCTATAATAGTTTACTACCTTAGGAACATTGAATATCTTCAACCCATGAGTAACAGCAGTTATCCATAGCTTTTGGTCTTCAGCACCATCAAATATCTTTTCATACCAGAAAGGAAGTTTTAATAGTGAAGATTTTCTCATCATAACTGTAGGATGCCCTATGCAATTATGATGGTCCAAATATTCTCTTATAACCTCACCTGGCCCTGGTTGGAAGTATTCTTTAACTGCTTTCCCATTACCCCATTCAAATCCAGCACCCATAATATCTACATCAGGATGCCCCTGCATCCAATTAAACTGATATTCAAGTCTATCAGGATACATCATATCATCAGCATCCATCCTAGCTATGTAGATTCCAATAGCTCTTCTAATACCTAGGTTAAGTGCTTCTGATATACCATCATGCCTCTTCTTTATATAGACAATCCTATCATCTGTATAGGATTTGATTATATTCTCTGTATTATCTGTTGAACCATCATCAACAATGATAAATTCAAAGTCAGTGAAAGTTTGTGCAAGTACACTATCTATACACTCCTTAAGATATGTTTCACCATTATACACAGGCATAACAACTGAAATCATCTTATAGTGAGAAGTCATGCCTAGATGAATAGCATGAGTGTCTTCAGTAGGATGAAATTCATCTATAGGATAGAAATACATCTTAGGGTAAATAGTAAGCCCATCAAACTTCTGTAACAGATTCACATCAGGGCTAAAGTCATATATCTCCTTTACACCTGCTGTTGTAGCATAGATACTATTGTATATATTAAGAGAACCATCCCTCTTAATATAGTGCTTATTCTCCATCTTATCTAAGAGAGCCTTAATAGTTGGATTACCTTTCTCTGCTCCTACTAAGCCCCATCCTATTTCACCAGGGTTTATCATTCCTACAAACATCTTGTTGTCTAGGAATGGGTCTAGGGATTTAGTAACCATTTGGTCTGCATCTAGGTATATGCCACCATAGTTATAAAGTACATATAGCCTCATATAGTCTACTATGTAACCATAAGAGCCACATCCACATTCATAACATTCTTTTACCCAAGGAACAGAATTAACATCAAAAGTTTCTTCATTCCATAATCTTATCTCATAATCTGGCAGAATCCTCTTCCATGATTCAATACTTCTCTGAACTGCTTTGGGTAATTCCTTATTTTTGTCTTTGCTGAACCAGCAATAATGTATTATTTTGGGAATCATACTGATAAGATTTTTAATAAAGTAAGTACTGGATAATACCAGTACTTACTATTTTGTTATGTATTAGGCATTCACTAAAGGAGCATTTTTCATATCAATTACTACACTTGACTGAGTAGTACCTGCTAGACTGACTTCTTTAGGGTTAAGGCCATCAGATGTAACCTTAATTACAGTACCACCTGTATTAGATTGTAACTTAAGTACTGCTGGTGCTGCTGTTGTAGTTGTAGTACTAGTAGTTGTTGTAGTTGTAGTACTAGTAGTTGTAGCACTTGCTAAAACTGCCTCTACTATAATATTGCTACCTGGAGTAATGGCATCTGTAGTATAAGGTAATTTAACAATCTGACCATTGACTTTCAGCTGTGGAATCTTCCAGTCAGGATTAACAACTGTAGCAGAAGTAAATCCTATAGTGATAGTAGGAGTAACATCTGTTGGGAACTCTAAGGTCTTTACAACACCATTAGAACCAACTGGGACTGTACCAAAGGTACCTGTAACTGTGTAATTTGTAATACTATTACCCTTGAAAGTAACAGTAACAGGCTTCTGTGAGTACCTAATATACAACTCTTTAGTTTGTCCAGATTTCAGAGTGAAATCATGGACCTTACTTGAGGTAAGTAAGGTTTTATAGTTTTTGTCTGCATATATACCCTTAAACACTTTACCTGAAGGGTCAGCAGAGGTAACTTGAACTTTTACTTGTCTTTGTCTAATTTGTGCCATATTTTTAGGGAATTGAAAATTTTGTACTAGTTGAAGTAGTGGTTGGGGTAGAATTAGAACCCTTAAATTTAATAGTTATATATGACATACCATCAGAAGGAGTATCAAATTTATATTCTTGCTCATTTGATAGTAGCTCACCTGTCTTGCTGTCATAGAATCCAATAACCTGCTCATAAGTAGAAAGAGGAAGGCTAAGAGTAATTTTGCTGCCTATTGTGCCTCCCATGCCTGAATAAGAATAGTGAACTGTATCTCCCTTTAAGACAAAGGAGGTATTATCTCCATTAGAGATATTTACATTAACTGTTCTTGAATCTTCAGGCAGGTTCACATCCAGGTCTCTGGTATCTAGTTGCAGATATGCTAACTGACCTGGAGGCTCAGTGGATATAGTACCAGTAGTTGATGTAGTAGAACTACTACCTATTTCAACAACTTCTCCATCAGATAGAGTAACTTCTACCTTAACATTATCTGCATTAGCATGAAGAATAACATATGTAGAAGTGTCTACAATCTTTGTTAGTGTAGAATAGAAATCATCTTTTGTTTTATCGCCACTATTAGACTTATAATTTTGATAAGTACTATCAGCTTTCTCAACTAGGTTAGAATCTGATACTCCATCCTTAAACCAGTACTCAGTAATAGAATCACCACTTTTGACACCAATAGTCAAACCTACACATCTTTTAGATGTGGTAAGTGCAGTCAAAGCTGCACTTACACTATTATATGGTCCATATCTCTTATCCATTTGAGGATAAGGATTAAATCTACTATCACTCCCAGTGAAGTTCACAATATCACTTATAGTTACTGCCATCTTTATTTATTTTTAGCTTTAACATTTATAAGTTCAGGAGCACCACCATAGTAGTTATAGACGAAATACACATCATAGTTTATGCCATTATAGGCCCCACCCTGATTAGCATTTACTCCTCCCCTTGTGTGCTTGGAATAGAAAATGCCATTATTTGTATCATCAGGGATATTTTCCTTAGTATTATCATAACATACAGTAGTTATTCCACCTGATGTGAAGGCTGCATATTGTAACTCTACCTTATCTACAGGAACTATTAGGTATGTGTAATATCCATTCTGTGGGATAGTAAACTTATTTACCTCAGTACCTGTTATGGTTTTTGACTTTGTGCCTTCTCTCTCCATTAGGGTATTTATAGGAATATCTACAAAATCAAAAGGAGACATATAATCTTTTACTACACCATAATAGACACTATTACCTACAACAGGAGGTTGTGTGGAGGTACTTGTAGTGGTTGTAGTACCTACAGAAATAAATACTGGGTCTATAACTACTGATGTATTATTATAATAAGGAAGCTCAGTAGCAGTATCATTTATTATAACTTTGTCAACTTTCCATCTGTTATCAGCGCATTCTATTTTATTGATAACATAACCTAACTCAGCAATTGTCACAGAAACATCCTTGTCAGTTACTGAGACTGTATGACTTGCATTATAAGTAGCTGTATAAGGAATGCTGCCATGCTTAAATAGGAGAATAACAGGTGCTGGAGTTGATGTCGTTGTACTTGATGTCGTTGTACTTGATGTCGTTGTACTTGATGTCGTTGTACTTGTAGTTGTAGTACTTACTTCTTCATACCTAAGCTCTATGGTGTTAGTACCTGTTGAAGGTATAGTATATTGTAAAATATTACTATAGCCAATTAAAGACCCTGCTACATAGAAGCCGCTGAAAGCATATCCAACTACAGCCTGGGCCATTATAGTAACTTTGCTACCTACTTCTACCTTTACTGGAGTTCCTATCCCAACTAGTTCATTGTCTACATAGGCAGTACTAGCTACTGTAGAACTAAGTATCAGATAAGTAGGCTTAATAGGAGGTTGAGTAGTTGTACTTGTAGTAGTTGTTGTGGTTGGCACAATTACAGGCGGAGGAGTAGAACTCCCTCCATCACAACATACACATTCACAGCAAGGTCTATTAGTTGGTAAAGATACTTCACAAGTGGAACCAAAGAATTGGTATAATAAATCTCGCATCAGCTTAATATCTTCGTTTGTTATATAATATCTTAGCTCAGTGTGAGTGATTTCATAAATGAAGTCCATGACTAGCATCTTGAATACTACATCATAGCTTTTATAGCCTGTGTGAGCTAAGGTCTTGAAGTATCTTATCAAATTATCATACATTAACTCATCCATTGCATCCACATCCATTACTAGGTTTAGTACTAATGGAGTTAGTAAACTTCTTCCAATATGTTATGGCTAATGGGGAGTCCCTAGTTTTAAGACAGATTTGGAATGCTTTATATCTTAGGATAAAGTCAATAAAGGCTCTTGGAATATCACACTTGTGATAGGTCTCACTAAGGTATTTCAAAGCCTTTCTATAGATGGGGTAAGCGTCTACTCCAACTCCTAAAGTAATAGGAGAGTCTAAACCACAAGGCACATCACAAGAAGGAACTCCTTTTGTAATCACATACACAAAGAACATATTACCCTCCATAGTAGGTACTAATAAATCTGTGGCCTTGATAGTCATTTGCACCCTCTTCTGGTTGCCAGAAATAGTGTAAGAGTACACTGGATATTTACTTACTCCATCTTTGTTAAAGGTATCTTGTGTATCTACTACTATCTTATCTATATAGACATTCTTAAAGTATGGCATATCCAATACAGAACAATCTATATAGATTCCCTTATTACAAGGGATAACAAATAATTTATTAAATTCTACCATATCAAGTTCTTTGATTAAAAGAAATAGGTTATAAAACCCTCACCCCTTTTATGTCTCTAAGTTAGAGAGTTGCAATACTGAGACCTGTAGCAGTGTTGAAGGCTGCAATTACCTTATTAAGTTCTGCCTTATTAGCACATACAATTGTAATAGTCTTTTCAGACTTTTGTACTGATTCATTGCTGCCAACATAAGCATAATGAATATCAAATACACAGTATGCCTTAGCTGGGTCTACAAGATAAGTAGTAGGTATGTTGTGAGGCCATCCTACTTGTCTGTACATATCTCCTCTCTCACCCATACAGAAGTATTCAAGGTCTGCAATAGTCTTACCATTGCCAATAGAACCACTTGTACTTTCTGTTAGAGTAGCCCAATATCTTTCATCACCATTTACAGTAACAGGTACTGATTGTACTGTGAAGTAAACAGGGGTTTGAGCCATAACTCCAAGTCTCCAAGGTTGCTCAACTTCAGTAATAACTACTCCAGTGTAAGTACCTGTGAGGTCTGCTACCTTAGTTGTAGGAGTTACCTCTGTAGTTGCAGATGCAGTCTTAATCTCAATCTTGATAAGAGGAACTACTTCTCTGCTGAAGTTCTTAGCCAGAGAGACTGCAAGAACCTTATAGAACTCACTTGCATCCATGCCAGCATAAGCATGTACCATACCATACTTGAAGTACTGGTCTTCATCTGACATACCTACATATTGCTTGAATGCAATTCTTAGGATGTAATCCTGTCCTGCAACAGGAGCACCACCATTGACATTTGAATCAAGAGCTATAGTTACTGACTTAAGGTCATGTGCCATAGCAGTTGCATCAGTAGCCTTTGCATAAAGGATATTCTTTGTGTCAATTAGGTCACTTCTCATTAAGTTATCAGCACCCTTGTACTCAAAATACAGATGGCTCTTGGCAGTATCATTCTTTACTGCAATAGAACCAGCAGCATCTGAAGCAAGCACATGAGGAGTCTTGAATGCTGTTGCTACATAAAGTTGTCTTACTTGATTTACACTAAATGTCGCCATTTTAATTTGAAATTAAATTATACAATAGATTTTATTTTCCTGCACTTGGAACCCTACTTATGATGGCAAGCCTAACTGCTCTCTCAAGTATTGCTCTATGTATTACAGGGTTCAGTCCACATTCTGTTTTTTTATTGATACCGTTGATTGACAAATCATTTGGTAAGTCATTCAGTATAATTGGGTTTGGTCTTGAAAGGTATCTGACAAGATAACTAGCCACATTATACTTTGAAACTATTTCAACTGCCTCTTCATTAAGGTCAAGCCTTAAGGCTCTCCTCTCATTAGAACCCCTAAATGGATTTTTCCTTATCCTATGGTATTCATCCTGTGTAACAGGAGTTACACAAACATCTTCTCCACTCTTGCATCCTAATCCATCATCTTTCAAATCAACTGCCTCATAGGTTATAAACCATAAGTCTTTGGGCAGCTTAAAGAATACTGAGTGCTTAGATAGTCCCTTATATGTAGTTTCCTTAATAGGGGTAGTGTAAGTTTTAATTAGGCCACTCAAGTATCTTCTGACTTCCTCAGTCTTTTCAAATGAGTCTCCAAATGTATTCTTACCATTGTACATATCTATTACCACATCTTCTTGTGCTTTGGTGAGAAAAACTGACTTCTCATATTCATCCAGCTCAATGGTATTAGGGGTTTTCTTTGTATTAGAGTAGCTGTTCAGTAAGGCATCAAACTCATTGGAAAATTCTTCAGTAGTCATTATTCACTCCTTTGTCCTAATTCAACATCACTTTTTAGGTCTCCTGCATAAGCAGCTCTAGCTAGCTCTACTGCCCTCTGTAGTATCTCAGGATGTGTCTCAGAGTCTAGCTCACAGCCCATTGCTTTTGTTTCCTTATTGATTGACAAGTCAGTTCCATCAAGATTTTCAAGTATAATAGGCTTAGGGTGCTTGACATATCTTATGTGATAGCCATTAGGGCTAACACTATTAAGATGTCCTACAATCAAGTTAATGTCATCTTCCCCATTGATTATTCTCCATGCCTGATTCTTCAAAGGTTGTTTGTAGGGCTTAGATGATACTCTAAGATATTCATCATACTTTATAGGTATGACCTGTAATCTGTATTTCCTATCATCATCTTTCTTTGTGACATCCACAACCTCATTTACTACTACAAAAACATCATCAGGCCAAGTAATCTTATATGCACCAGTTACATTTCCAAAGAATGATGTAGGAGCAGGGGCAGTACCAGAAGAGGCATAAGTCTTCATAAGTTTAGAGAAGTCCACTTGCCTCTTCTGAGAACCATCAAAGCCCTCCTGATACTTATTACCTTTAGGATTAAAGTAGTTCTTAATAATCTCACTCTGAGCCTTAGTTAAGAAGACTGATTTCTCATATTCATCTAAGCCTGGAGCTTGGTTAGACATTACATTGTTGTATAGAACATCAAACTCATTTGAAAATTCTGGTATAGTCATATTACTTTAATTTAGCTTCCAATGCAAACTTTACTTCTTGATGCTTAGGAGAGTTCAAGTACTTAGCTGCTATATTGAGAGTAGGCTCTTCATTTGCCTCACACAGAGGAGAATTGTCAGCTCTCAAATACAGGTAATTGCCTCTATTAGAAATTAAGCCAGCTTCTATAGCCTTCTTAATAAGAACCTTTGTAGGAAGCATTGGGTCAGTAATTACTCTTAAGAATATCTTACTGTCATGCTGTATAAGTTCATTAACCTTAGTCTGCAAGAACTCTAACTTAGCAGTCTTAGATGTAGGTCTGCCATCAATTGTTTCTACAATAACCCTCAGAGTGTCAAAATCATCCTCGATTTTTCCAAACTCCTTGTAGCATCTCATTGTAGCACTCATATTACTCTTGGCAGTCTTAGTTTCCTCTCCTTCTGAGATAATAACAAACTGGTAAGTAGCTTTTGGGGTATCTTGCAGTGCCTGCAATGAAGGAGCAATAAAATCCTTATTAGCCAGCAATATCTTATATCTAATGTAGTCTTCTGGGTCAGATAGATTGAGGTAGTTATCCTGCTTAGTCAATCTAACCTTACTGATTCCCTTCTCATTACTATCATCCCAAAAGTTATCTACCTTCTTGTAGATGCTTAAAGCATTATACTCTAGTCCCATAATCTCTTCAAGGAATGCCTTTTCCTTATCTGTAAGGACATTGACAAACATACCTGAAGATAGTCTAGGAACTACAAAGGTTCTGCTAGCTCCCTCTGCCATACCTCCTGCAAGGATATGCTTAGGGTTATTACCCCACATACCTGTCAGTTTAGGCACATGCCTTACAATAATCTTCTCATTCCTCAAACAGCTGACTACTTGGTCTGAGGGTTCTTCAATTTTTCTAGACCTCTTAGGTCTTTCAGGGGCAACTTCATTGCCCTTTACTTCTTGTAAAGGGGTTTCCATATCAGCACTATCTAAGTCAAAATCAGGTGCTGTATAGTCTACCTTCTCTTCCATCTTTTCTTTTGCCATAACTTCTCCGTAGTTTATAAAAATAAAGGGGAGAAGGAGAGTAACCCCCTCTCCTCCTTTGGAATTATGATTAGCCCTGTAGAACAGCAGGGATTAGTGACATAGTTCTTGTTGGGTCAAGAACACAGATACCAAGAGTAGCCATTCTGTGGATTACAGCAGAATCCTCATCAAATGACATATAAGGATTACCCTTTTGACCTGTGAATGGATTTCTCAATCCCCACTGATAACCTCTGTATTCATTATCACCCTTAATCTTACACTTAAAGATATTAGGTTGGTCCATAGTACCAATGTACATAATATCATATCTGTAAGAGAAGGCAACACCTCCATTTGGATGGAGAATCTTGTTTCTTACGGGGTCATCATAGAATGGGTCTACATCAATCTTAACCCTTACTCCATTAGGAGCTTTGTATTCTACAAATTGGAAACCAGCACTTAATGAGTTCTGATGAAGCTGTGATTGAGTCTTCTGTACAACTCCAATAGAGTTGTTATCAAGAACAAACTGAGTCCAACCTGATACAGTCTTAAGTACTTCCTTGTGGAATTGGATAGCACCTCTTTCACCAGTCTTAATGAGGAAGTATCTATCACCAAAGTCCAACTTAGCAGCACTTAGCTCATATAGAGCATCTTCAAGAAGCTTCAAACTAAATGTGTTGTAATACATAGTATTAGCAACTTCCATTTGCTCAAATAAGCCAGCACCTGTCTTAATAGCATTACCTGACTTACCAAAGTTCATGTACTCACCATTCTGATTTTTGTTGCTTCTACCAAAAGCAAGGGCATTGTTCTTGTATTCAGAGAACTGCTGTTCTACTTCCCAGTCTACATTGTGCATCCACATTGTAGCAACTGACTTAGTGTATCTACCCTCTGTTTCCTTAGTGATAGGAATACCAACAGCCAGCTTCTTATTCAGCATAGAACCTTCAACCTTGTGTTGGATTCTGACTACAGACCACTCATTTCTCATAGAAACAGGGCTTATAAATCTTACATCACCAACCTTTCTTGAAAGCTCCTTCTCAACAAATGCAGCCTCAACTGAGAATCTCTCACCTGCAAGTAATCTTTCAGCAGGAACACCTGCTGTGTTACCTCCAGCAAGCTCTACCTTGTAAACTGCATTAGTACCCTCCATTCTTGGGTCTCCGAGGATTCTGAATTGATAGACTTCATTCAGACTACCTACAATGTACTCACCATCAGCAAACCAGTCCTCAGGAAATACTAAGTAGAAAGGTGCAGTACCTACACCCACCATTCCTGAATCATTAGTTATAGGTGTACCATTTTCATCTCTTGCCTCTAAAAGAGGAATGTTTCTTCTTGAAGAACCAATAACATCCCAGTAGTACTCATTGTCATCCTCAAATTCTCTTGTTGGGAATTGGTTTAGGAATGTGTCAAGGGTCTTTCCTCTGTAGTAAGCTAACAGTTGCACCATTAGGTTTGTAGCCTTTTGTGGAGCTAACTGAAAGATAGAACCAAGGTGGTTTTCCTTAGTAAGTCCCTTCCAGTGCTGGAAGCCTACCATTTGAAACTTACCTAATTTTCCAGCCATAAATAATTTAATTTATCAGTTATTTAGTTTACATCTCTGGGCTTAGACATCTAACTTCCACCCCTTCCCAATAAAGGATTCAGGGTCCTCATCAACTCCACTTGCATATTTCAGACTACCATCTGAGGTTCTTGCAGTATTGTTAAGAGTATTTTCCAGCTCTCTAAGACCTTTCTTTACTTCTTTCTTTACTTTACCTTTCACTAAACCATCAAGATTCTTAAAGCCATCAGTTAGTGTAAAGATTAGACCTATATTCTTTAGGAAATCTACTCTGTTCTCCATTTCATACCTTTGAATAGCAGTGTAGTATCTCCCAGTTTCAGGGTCTTTATAAACAGGCTTTGATATATTATCATATATCCTTTGTCTAGTTGCCTTATCTACAGACAACTCTCCAAAGACTTCCTTATCATTAAGGATAGATGTCTTCAGTTTTTCAGCCTGCCCTTTCCTTTCCTTCTCTTCCTGTTCTGCTTCTGCTTTTGCCTCATTGACAAGTTCATCATACTTGTCTTTGAAGAAATCCATATTGCTTTTCAAAGCCTCTTTAGCATCTTCAATATCGGTTCCAGCATTAAGGGATTTCTGCACTTCTCTTGCAGCTCTTTCCTTGCTATAACCTCTATTGATAAAATCTTGATAGATTAGGTCTTTTCTAAGTTTTTCACCCTTATCACTTTCATCAGAGATAGACTCTTCCTCAATACTATCAAGGAAGTCGATTGTATTTTCATATTTCTTAATCTCTGTAGGCTCTACTCCAGCAGTCAAAGCTTCATCAATTCTCTTCTGTCTTTCATCAAGACCAGCTTTTATTTGCTGCTCAATTAAGTCTCTAAAGTCTTCAGGCTCTTTAATCTTAGAATAAGACTCATCATCAAGGTCAGGGAAGATACCCTCCTCCTTCAAGGCTTTAGCAATGGAAGAGTAGAAGTTTTTGGGAGAAGTACCATCACCTTTCGGAGTGGTATCTTCCTTTTCCTCTTTATTATCTTTTCCACCACCTACGCTCTCTGGTTCAGTAAATAAAGTATCTACATCAACCTCAGTAGTTTCATCTTTTTCTTTGCTATCATGGTTCTCTTCAGAACCATCTTCTCCACTCTCTTTACTAGGAGGTGGAGTTTCCTGTGCATCATCTTCTACAAACAGATTATCTATTTCCTCTGCTCCTAAGATGTTATCTAAGCTAAGTTCTTCTTCCATATACTTCTCGTCTTAGTGTTATCTTAAACAGGTGCAAAGATAGATAAAATTTTATTTGCCTACAATACAGTAAATAAATTACTTTGAATATACAAGTATAATATTTATATAATAGGCAAAAAGAAAGGGCAGGATGCTATCCTGCCCAATCAAATCAGTGTTCCCTAAAATATTCTACTACCTTATTCTCAGACTTACTGTCAGCATCCTTAAACCAGAATACTATGGCAGATTCAATCACTTTCTGCTCTATACCATCTGTAAACCAACTCCTAAACAATTCAGCATAATCATGGTATTGAGAGTTGATAGCTACATACACATCAGTAGCTGTTACAGATGTTGGGAGTATTCCCCTATATCTTTCACAAACTTCCTTAGCCTTGTGCATATCAAACTTCTCTCCACTATATTTTCTGCCATTCTCAGTGTGATACATTCTAGATACGAGATACTCTGCTTCAGATTCACTGAAGTGGTCTCCTCTAGACATAGAGTCTCTCATATATCTCATGACTCTATCCATATCATCACTTCTCATGTGGTCTCTAAACTTGTCTGAGAGTCTTTCATTTCTTGGGTCAAGCATATCCATGAACTCATCAGGGCTATTATGTCTTCTCATATAGAAGTAGTCTAGTTATACGGTTTTATCTCTTTGTAAACGTTTACAAGTGCAAAGATATACAACTAATTTCAGAATACCTATCATTACTAATTAGCCCCATAACTCTATGAGTTACAGGGCTTTTATTTAGCATTATGTTGCTGATTCAAAAAAAAAAGCAGCCCTACTTGGCTGCTTTATCATGTTTATAGAAAACATCTGTTATCTTATTGTATATATAAGTAAGGAGATAGGCATCAACTTCATCATTATCCCTTTGTGGTTCATATCCTATATATCTCCATATAGCATTCTTGACATGCTCTGACTCATGAGCAATACTGCTTCCCCTCTTGGCATTTACAGCTACAAGAGATGCACCATAATTATGTATAGTGATTGCATTTGCCTCTGTTTCCATTTCATCAGCAGGCAAAAACTTATCACATTCCTTCCACTTATCAAATATAACTATTGTCAGCTTATAGTTGAATATAGGGATTGTTATTTTCTTTTGGGTTATCATACTTTCTCCTTTCTTATTTTATTCCTTCTTATGAACTCATCAAGAGTTTTCTTATCCCATGATAATTCTTTGAAACCTGCTTCGTGTTTACCTCTGGGTAAGTAACCTTCCCTAACATAGTTGTCAAAGGTTGCTCTACTTACATTTAAGTATTCACAGGCAGCATACTTGCTTAATCTCTTCTCCTTATCAGTAAACCTCTTTAAGCTATCTACTATCTCCATAGCTAGGCTTTGCTCTACCTGTTCTTCTTGCCATAATTATAAGATTTTAATTGTTATTTTTTCACCTTTATCATGCTTGTCTTTAAGGAGTTTGTATAGCTCCTTAAAAGTTTCTTTGCTGTTTATTACTTGACCTTTAACTTTATTAACACCTACTAATAAGCATCCTGCTGAATCTTTATCAGTATTACCAGCATGAATAAGTATGCCTTCAAAGCCTTTTACATTAAGTAGTCTAGGTAGTTTACTATTGCATACTTGCTTATAGAAGGGTTTAGTACAGAATCTAGGAGAAATAACATCTAATGTAACTTCATAAGTACCTCTTGGAATAGCAGTAATTGAAGGCTTTTTCAGCTTCCTAATCTCTGCTATTGACATAGAATCATCTAACCCTCTGTCTGTGTCTTCAAGTACATTGCAGAACCACTTGCCATCTATAGTAAGATTACTTATGGTGTAGCCCTGCTTCTTCCATTTTCTGTCCACTACTAATTTCATGCTCATTAAAAAGGTTTAAGTTTCTCTTTCTCAATTGGCAGGTAAGGTCTGTACATATAGAACTCATAAGATGAAACATTTGTTTTCTAAGTTCTCCTACTTCTTGTTCTAATCCTGAATTTCTCTTTAGTACCTCTTCCAGCCTTTCTCTATTATCTGATGACAGCTTCTCATAAAAGTCCAATGATTCTTTCATGTTGCTTATGAGATTGCTATCAACCTCACTATCATATTTCTTTCTTGCAAAGAACCATGATGTCCAGCCACTAACTATAGTGGTAATAAGTCCAATGCACCCAGTGATTAGTATTCCTAAGTCAATCATGCTTATTTTACAATTTCTATGAATCTATGTTGCTTGTTCTCGATATAGGGGTTCTTCTCCACGACTTCTACTCTAACCACTTTATGCTTCTTTTGAAATAGTCTAAATAACCAACATTTCTTTGGAGGATTTATAGTTTCTTTCTTATAATTTACTATTACATATTTCTCACTAATAAACTTGGGAGTGGTAACAATGGTGCTAGGATATTTAAGTTCAAGTCCTATTTGATACCATTTATCTCCAAGTAAGGTGTCTATATGCAATGTAGGCTCTCTGAATATAGTATCTCTGAACTCAATTGTATCAGTCTTTGATGCTTCAGAGAGCATATATTGCATAGCTTTTAGGTTCTTATCCTTTATCTCTAGCTCCTTCCTAACCCCATCCATCTTCTGTAAGATGGAATCATTATAGTAACTGAGCTGCTCTACTGTCAGTTGAAATACTCTAGCATCATTCTTCAATGATGAGTTTTCATCAGAATATGCCTTTATATTAGCAGCAGCAGTTGATAAGTCCTTTTTTAACTCTCTGTTATTATGGATTAGTATAGAGATAGAGGCAATTAATATAGCCCCTATCCCTATGACTATCCAGTTCAGTATTTTATTCATTATTTTTCATCTGCAAAAGGTGGAGTATTACCATCTACGAATGGAGGTATTGTGCTCATAGTATGTGAATTATAATCATATAAAGTAATTAGGGCAATACTTGGTATGTCAGATATGCGTGTAGATAAATCAAATAAAAAGTATTTATTTGACTCATCCTCTGTAGTTTCTATAGGATAGAGGGAATACTGGCCATCATAATCACCATCAAACCCTATTTCTGCAACTATAGTATCTTTAGAATTAGATGTCTTAGGTCTAATTACAGCTAAATATTTTTCAGTAGATGTGGGAGGCTCTATATTTGTGGTTTCACCGAAATCACATGTATAATGAATCTCACTAGGAGAGAGGTTATTTAAATGGTGTTGTACCAGGCTGTGGGGTAGATGTAGTACTAGTAGTAGTAGCATCATATTTATAGAGCTGTATATTCAGGTCAATAGTAGATAATGCAGCTGATGCACTATATTCAATAGTGCAGTCATTTCCATTATCTATGATGATATTTTGATTAATAGTATCATCTCCCATTTTACCCAGTATTGCCACCCTAATGGCATCTACAGTATCATGTAAGTTTACTGATTGTACCCTTAATGAAAAAAATCCTCCTCTACTGTTAGGTAAAATTTCAAAGTATGTAGTTCCATTAGGCTCTATACTTTTGCTAACAGGTTCTGCTACTGAGGTAGTAGCAACAATATTTACCTTATCAGCTAGGGTACTACTTATTCTTACTCCAAATGGTGTTGTCGGTACTGTAGGTTCTGGGGTTGAAGAAGTAGTAGTTGTAGGAGGTACTACAGGCTTAGGAGTAGTAGTTGGTGATAAGGCTTGGGAATATATCTCTTCCCAGCCATTAGGCCCAAACCACTTTAGCTTCCCATTATAAAACCAAAGATGTTCCTTATTAGGTTCAACATTGCTTTCCACAATAGTTACATTTCTCATAACTTATATTGTTTTTCATTGTTAATCTATATTGTGCTATAGGAAGGTACAGCATATTCTTCAAATCCATGCACCTAATATCAATGTAGTCCTCATATACATCAACTATAGCACCTTCACTTTCCAAAGGTTTAGTTACTCTAGCACCTGATGTATTAGGCTGCCCATTGCTATCTATAGGACTTGCACATCCTGATACATGGACACAATAGCTGCCTTCCTGCTCATTCTGATAGACATTTTCTGTAGCTTGGTACTTTTGTAGATACCATTTCCAATGGGAATGTCCACTGAACCATACAGTATTAGAATATGTCTTACAGAGATTTTCTAGTTTAGTTAGTTGTTCTCCCTGTAGCCAGTTTCCTTGTGGGTAAATCTTCAACAGATTTCCTGCTCTATCAGGGAAAAACAAATGGGTTATGACAAAGCATTTCTCTTCTTTATATGCTTCAAGTCTCTCTGCTAGCCATTTTATATCCTCATCCTTATAAGGTTTACCATCAGTGCCTAAGCTCCAATAGTACATACCTAAGAATATGAAATGAAATGGGATGCCATCTACAGTATGGGTAAACTCATATGTAGGCTCACATCCTGTATATTTCTTCCACCTCTCTACATTTAACCCAGATTGGGCATCATGATTACCTGGTGTAGCATATACTGGAGTATTGGGTGAACTCTCTTGCACATTCTTCTGATAAATGCTGAACCCTCTCTCAGAGGCACTATTGGTAAGGTCTCCTGATATGCAGGTAAATGATACTGACTGCTTATCATTGAAGAACTTTAATGCTCTCTGAATATCTTCTGTAGGCTCTGCTGACTCATCAGAGCTATTATGCACATCACTTAGTAAGCCAAACCTAAATAGTCTTTTACCATATTTAGGCTTGAATTGTCCTAACTCTATATGTCCTACCCTAACTCCCTTAGCATTATACACACCTATAGCATGAGCTGAATAGGGAGCTATGTTAAACTTTACAAGTTCATTATAAGTACTGGAGTTGGGCATTTGGCAAATCTCAGCCCAATTATCCAGCACTATTCCCTTATCATCCTCATACTTTAAGAAATATGTATCTTGTGGTAAGCTACCACTCAAAGCTATTTTGTGTGTTTCAGCATCAATAGACCCTACTATATTATCTTCTAACATAGAGAAATACTTGAGGCTTTCCCACCCATTTGGACCATAATACTTAATCAGGCCATTATTTAGCCATAAGACATTTTTATCTAAAGGCTCATTACTTGACCAGACTATGTCTCTAATTATTTTCATTTTGTACTATTTGAGCTATTAGACCTGTTCTTAGCCTGCCTTAGACTAATCTTGTCTTTAAGCTGGTTATCTTCTCTATGCTTGTCTTTATCAAATGCCAACTTCTCTCTGTCCAATTTGAGTCTTTCATCAAATTGTCTCATTTTCTCTAGGAGATTTGCTCTAGCTTCTTCACTAAATTCAGGCTCTATGACACCATCTTCTTCACCTTCGCTGCTAGCATTGATTTGGGCAATGAGAATTTTAGTTTCATTATCTCTTTGGTTAAGAGCATCTTCTTGCTGCATCTTAGCTTGCTCCAATTGTGCTTTTTGCTCAATTTCTTGCTGCTGTATTTGAGCTTGCTGCTGTTGAGCTTGGGCTTGCCTCTCTTGGATATTTCTCTCATCCTTTTCAACAAGTCTCTGCTTCTCAGCAAGTGAAGATGAACTAAACAGCTTCATAATAGTAGAGAAAGACAATGTTTGATTCTGTAGAGCTGCCTGTGCTAAGGTATCAAGTTTCTGATTAAGCTCTTGCATACCATTGCTGTTGTCTACCACAAGACCATAGTCAGCTTCTGCAAACTCATCTCCATCTATGTCCACTATTCTCTGAGAGTTATCAGATAATATATAGGAGAATTTCTTACTTCTGCCTCTTAGTGCAATCTTTGCTGTCTCTAAGAAGCACTCTAATGCTCTCTTCTTTACATCCTCATGAACTACAAATAGCCACTCGGTAATATGAGAAGATTGTAATGTAGCTCTTTCTACTCCACCTACAGTCTCTCTATTACTTATTTGGCCTTCTCTTTGCTTGGTGATACCAGCAACTTCAGCCATTTCCATCTTGATAAATTCAAGGAGATTGATATACTGCTGTATCTGATTTCCATCGGAAGCTGCAATAACTCCAGTAGAGGCATTATTCAATGCTCCAGCAAGTTTGCCTGTAGCAGCACCTATATTACCTTCATTGAAGCTATCTTCAACTGCAAGACCCATTGTCTTTGCATAGTATAGCCACTTTTCTACATCCCATCCTTTAGGTTTCTTAGCAAAGTCAAGTCTAACCAATGACCCCCAGTTCCTAGCTATCAACTTATTCAGTCTATCATGTATAGCATCATACAGATAATTGTATGGCTTCATCATATCTACTAAGCTGAAAGGTCTAGTATCATTAAGGTTATAGATAGAGCCAACTATCCCAAAGTGACACCTTGAAGGATTACTCAGTCTATTATACTGAACTATCCTTGGTCTCATATTGACATAAATGTCAGTACCTATTTTAGTTCCCTCCCATGCCTCGTTGATGTAGAATATCTGCTCTTCCTCTCCAGCATCCTTATCTATAACATAAGTTTCTGGGTAGAAGTTAAATACTTCTTCTCCAGTCTGAGGGTCATAGCTTCTTACTTTCTTAATCCTTCTTCTTGATTTCCAATATACTCTAAGTACTCTCAAGTTCCCAGCCATATCATAAGGTAAGAGAGAGTTATTTACTCCATCATAAGCACCCATAGGGTCCCAAAAGAAGCCTTCAGTACTCATCTCATCTCCTATCATATGATTATTGACAAAGCCATATCTTTCGTCAATGTTGTCCATTGAGTCTACAGCATCCTGTCCTACATGGTCAGGCATCTTTTCTATATACTCCATGTCCTTCTTTGTCAATACATCATAGAAAGTATCAATTACTTGTGCAGGAGACCAATAGTCCTCAAGGACTATCATGTCAGCATCTTCTATTCTGTTGCTGTAGCCTCCTTTAAATATTCTTACCTTGAGTGGATTGAGTTTCTTAATGATGGGTTCTCCGCCAACTATGTCACATTGGTAGATTTCTTCACCAACTGCCATAGCATCCATGAACCCTTGGTTAAACATAAGAGGGATATTATACTCCTTAATGTAATGATTAAGAAGGGCATTAGCCCTAATCTCCCTCATATCTTGCCACTCATAGGTATAATAGTCATTTATTCTTTCAAGCTCTTGGTTTGCCTCTTCTTCAGATTGGGCAGTATTTGATACCCATTCCTGTAATCTTTGCAGTAGTTCTTGCTTCTTATTGTTCTCAATCTCTGTAATAGCATTAGGATTGGTTACTACAACCTTAAAGTCAAATACTCTTTTACTTTCCTCACCACTTAACACTCTTAACTTGCTATTGATGATAGGATAGTGCTGTATTCTATCAGGAATAAATCCTGCTTGTAGATTATCAGGATTCAGTATCATCTCAAGGTCACTCATGTGGAGTTTACCATTGAGTAAGTCATAGTTTATTTTCTTATGGATTACAGATTTTCTGACTAAACTATAATTGAAGAAGGTCTTACTGTCTGCCCAATCCAAGTGCTTCTTCCTCCAAGCCTTATTTTTCTTACTAAAGGGGAGTTGCTGTGGAGGCAAATTTATCATTTCATATCCCATATTCTTCAATATATTTGTTGTGCAAAGGTAACTAAAATAGTTAATCTGCACAAGACTATAAATGATTTACTAAGCAATACGCCCTATTTTTACTAAATTTACTGCCTGAATCTAGAATCATAGTTTCTCTTGAAGAATGGGTCATTCCCATCATAGCTACTATTAGCTTTTTCTTGCTTCTCTTTGCTAACATCTCCCTGATACCTTATCATTCTATCTTCTCTTAGGAGCATCAGCATACCCATAGCAGATATTCTATCAAAGTTGCCTTCAGAGTTATAATTGATAAGCTCTTTAAGTAATGCTCTATTCCTCACAGTAAATAGCCTAGGTACTAGTACTTCTTTCTCCTCCCCATCAATAGTCTGCATAATAGGAACTGGAGATAATAGCCAGCTTCTTAATCTGCTTCTTGCATAGGCATTGATGGCAGGAGAGGCATTAGTACCCTTTGATTTATTACCATAGCCTTCCTTCATCATTTGCTTTTCTTTCAAGAAATCTAATACATCAGTAAGTAGGTATAAACTATTCCTTGTAGAGAAGTGGGAAAATAGACCTTTCTTGTTATACTCATAATTTAGCCTGCCATTGTAAAATAAGCACAGCTTTCTACAAATCTCATAATAGTCATCTGCATAGAGAGGTCTTCCAGTGTATTCAGCCACTATCCTATCTGTCCATAAGTCTAATACAAAAATTGAACCCAAAGACATAGTATTTGACTCATCATCATCATAAGGGTCAGCTCCTAATATATATCTATCATTAAATGGTTTGCCTGTATTCTTATCAATCTTAGGCATTTGGTATATCTCAATAGCACCCTCAATCTTATTATCCTTATGGGGAAAGTCTCTGATAGGCTGTGCAGAAGTAGGCTTATATTCTATCTGACCTTCTTTGTTAAATACTAAATCTCCAACATAGACATCATCATACTCTGTAGGATTAGCATCTAATTGACCTAATCTTTCAGTCAAGTCAGCTACAGGGAACATATTTACACCTGTTTTGACAATAGCCTCAGCAGGGGTAATAGGGACTTCAGCAATAGTCTTAATGATAGTATTAGGGTCAGTAGAGTTATACTTTACCCTATATCTATTCATAAGAATCTCAATAAGAGCTTTGATTACATCAGATACACCATCCTCATTATAGCATCCTTTTCTATTTACATAGCCAGGGAAAAAGAAAACAAAGTAAGGTTTACCTTGATTAAATTTATCATATACATTAGGTATGGCATACATATTATAACCCTTTGGGTTATACATAATTTCCTGAGCACCAGCAAAGTCTGATTCATTATCACCAGCAGTACCCAACATATAGATTTGACCAAAGACAATATCACCTTCCTGTACTGAAGGCAGCAATACATTATATAGGTCTACAAGTCTTGGAAATGTACCAAACTCTTCAATAAGGATTTTGGCAGCTCTCTTACCTCTCAACTTAGATTCATCATCCTTAGATGATACACCAAGTACTGTATTCTGAGTACCCCTTTCAATGTCCAACTCTACATCCTTATACCCCATTATCCATGTCATTTCCTGTAAAGAGTTCTTTAGTCTCTTTCTTGGAAACTGGGTATTAGTTGCACAAAAGTTAGCCATATCTACAAACTTATTAAGGACACCATCTTTGGTGAGATACTCCTTTTGGTAAGCAGTTACTATGCCCTTTACCTTCTCATGTGCTTCCTCATTCTCACCTACCACAAAGATATGGTTAAGAATAGAAGCAAGACTATATGACTTACCTTTACCTCTGGAGGCAAGTTCTGCCATGTGTTGCCCACCATCAAAGTTATTATATAGACCTCCATTAGATGCTTGGTCTAGACAATGGAATCTCCAGTAGATGCCTTCCCAACATTCAGGAAGTGCTTCTATTCTATCAGCTCTTTTGGACTTTCTCTTTTTACCATTCTTATCCTTATACTCTCTAATCTTAGAGAGCATCATAGGAGAGTAATTAAGAAACCAGTACATATAACCTGTAACCCATTCCCCATCGCTTTCCCTCACATAGCCTTCCCAGATTCTTCTTCTCTCCTCTCTTATCCACTTGCCATATTCACTATTAGGATTAGCATTAGGTCTGAGGTTAGTAAATGTACCATATTTCTCATAATGTAGAGCAGATGGTCTGAAATAGTCCATATTCTCAAGTATGTGAGGATTAGCTAAGTCCACAATGATTCTACCTCTATCATCTCTTGGTCTATCCTTAGCATGCTCTCTTGTAGGACTTATTAGCCTTTTGACAAATTCTACATTATTTATAATATCAAACAATTGGTCCTGAACCTCCTGAGGAAGGCTATTAACCAATTCCTCAGTCAGCTCAGTCTGATATTCATTCATTGGTATCTTCTGAAACTCCATTATATTCTCCCTTTATAACTGCTTCATAAAAATCAGAGCCTATCCAATTAAATATAAGATGACATAATTCAGTATTTATATACTGTTGCATAGACTCCTCTTGCCCTTCTAGTACTTTAGCAGAATGGCTAAGTGAAATAACTATATGCCTATTCTTTCCTTTGACAAACCATAGGACAGCCTTATATGTTTTATAGACTTTGAAAGTAGGATGAGGTTCTACTACTCTTTGCAATACTAAGTGCCCTTTAGATGAAATATCTCTCTCACTTCTCCTATCTTCAATATGCCTATTAAGTCCTTCTACTATATCTTCAGCTCTCATACGTAATCCATGAAATAAATGTTGGTACTATCCTTCTTTAGTATATCATTGATAATAGGATTATGCTTCTTTGCCCATCTCTTAATGGTAGAGAAGAAATTAAACCTCTTGATATTGTCCCAAAAAGATACTCCTGATAACCAAGGAGTATAGGTATAATCAAATATATGTAGGTCTCTGTCAAGTATGACCTTCCACCCACTCTTTATACAAGCAAAAGAAAGAGCTAGGCATGAAGCACTCTTCAATACCTCTTCTCTGAATAGGTCTTCACTACCTTCTCTTTCAAGTATAATCCTAACTTTATATACTGAGAATATATTAACTATCTCTCCTATACTCTTAAATGTAAGGTCAAAATCTACCAACCCATGACATACTCTCCATACATCTCCATCTCTTCTTACTCTTACATCAAAGTAGGTTACTCCTATTTCTTTCTGCTGTGCTATACTCTTTACTTGAGTCCTCCATAGGAAAGAGAACCATTCAAATAACTTCTTCCTAGCTGGCAAGAATGTATAGCTATCATGTGTCCCAATCATAATGTCAAATCATCTTCAAAGATTGTCTTTTCTCCAGAACCTCTCATCTTACCTGAACTCTTCATTTCAGAGTTAAGTGCTTTTTCAGCTTCATCTAAATCCTTTACAAGAGGAGGTATTTGCTTTATAAGAGCACCTACTTCCTTCAAGTCCTTAATCTCTAGGTCATCAAACTCTTGAGCCTTTAATCTCTTTCTATATTTATCAACCATAAATCTCGTGTCTTCAAGGAGTAAAGCAGATATAGGCTTGAATGACATATAGAAATCCATAGCCTCTGTGACTATTCTGTCAGGCTGCCATTTAGGAGGTAGTCCTTCTCCCTCTTTAATAGCTTCCATTCTCTCCTTTTCATCTACAAGATATTGGTAATCACTTCTAGGGTCACAGAAAAAGTAAATGAACCCTAATTCCATTATAGCTTTATCCTTATTAACAGTCCTGTCTCTTTGCCATATCTGTCTAAAAGGCTTCAAAGCAAAGGCTTCTTCTGATATGACTATTTTATATCCTTCGTATCTAAACAGCTTAAGCATAAATTTGGTAAAAAAAAAAGAGTAATCAGATATTCCTGATTACTCTTTTGAGTTATACAATTAATTTCTTTTCTGCTGGCTTAATGAGAGGTGAAGGAGCTGGGTCAGGAACATCTTCCCACTCTTCAATAATAAAGTCAATATCCCTATCTTGAAGCAATAGGCACTGCTTTCCATCCATCTCTACCACATCAAAGTTATAAGTAGTAACAGGATTATCTGTCACAACTCCATCTTTCAATGAGCCTGCTTGGTGCTTCCTCACTGCAAATCTTGCAGGATTAACACATACTATATCACCTACTTTAATATCTCTTACAGAACTACCTACTGCAAGTACTTTCTGATATTCTTTAAGACCTCCTTGCTGTCTGGCAGTATCTATAAGACCACCAATCTTTACATCCTTCTCATACTTATCCATTGTAGTGATAAGTGCAGTGAACATTGGCTTTATCTTTTTAACTTTAAGCATTCTTCTCCCTAATTTGCTTGATTAACTTATATCTCTTTTTCATGCCCAACATCCTATCATAAGTGCAATTTAGTTTGCCTAATGAGGGGATGTTAAAATTGGTTCTTAACTTAGCAAAATCCTCTTCATTAAGATTCTCCTTTAATGGTAAGGATTGTATATGGTTTTTTATAAATAACCAATATGCCTTATATGCCTTATCTACCACTTCCTTTGGTAAATTCAACTCTCTAGATACCTTACCTACTATATCAGGATAACTCATTTCAATTCAAAAAGTAACAATAGCTGGAAGTAACCAGTTTCCTCATCAATGTTAGGTATAAATCTAGGATTTATCTTACCATCAACAATAACCTTATTCTTCCTTAGCTTGCCCATAATTACTTGAAAGTGTGGGAGAGTGATATTACACTCTTCCCTTACTTTCTTTTTTGTGTCCTCACTCATGATAACCTTATCAAGGATATTGTCATCCTTAATAACTTTACTGAGCTGGTATCTTTGCTTTACAAAAGCAGTAATTACGTCAATCTCTCTATTTGTTAGATTATGAAAAGGCTGTAGAAATTCAAACCAATATCTAAAGAACTTACCATTTAATGAAGTGGGTATCCTAACTATGTTGTTAGCCTTCTTCATAATAGTACTTACGCCTTAGTTACAGTCTCTGGCTCCTCTTCTTGCTTTGGAACTGTCATTATACTTTCAATCTCAGCAACACACTTTTCAAGGAAGTCTTGCTTAAACATATGACCATTCTCTACTACCTTGAACAAGTAATCAAGTCTCTTGAACATGTTAGCCATATTCAACTCTTGCAACTTTGCAAACAGCTGTCTATTTTGTTCACTAAGTTGATGGGCAACACTCTCAAGCTGCTCATAAGACATCTTTTCAGGTCTCTGCACCTGTGGCTTCATTTCCACAACTTTCTTCTTTTGCTCTTCCATTTTTAATATTTGTCTAAGTGGTTATGACCGAATCTATTCCTATAGAGGCTCTCCCATTCCTCTATGGAGCATTCTGCTATGTCAGTAGACCCACAATTATCACAATATTCTGAGTCTTTCATGTCTAGGACATGCCTTACATTCAATGATAAACAATGCTTGCAGTAAAATACTGGCTCATTATTGTAATCATTATGCGGTTTTCCTCTGTCTGTGCTTAAGTTGCTCATATATTCTCTTCTTCTCATCATTTAGACTACCTTTCTTATGCTTAGCATTATTGAAAGGTCTCTTAGGATAAATAACTCCATCAAGGGAGATATAGCCCCTTCTGATTGCTCTTCTCACAGACTTAAACCTGCTTACTGCTTCATAAGTTCTCAGGTGAAGAATATCTCTTTCATAGAAATCTCCCACAATATCTACTCTATTCTTCTCCATGTAATCCTTGAACTCCCCTTCACTCATCAAGGGTCTTTCTACTAACTTCTGCTCTTCCATATTCATAATGTTTACTTGAAATAAATTAGAACAAACTGCCCATTCTCTTTTAAGAGGGATACTATATCTTCTCTTTTTATACCAACCTCATTAGCACTATTAACAATACCTCTAATAGTTGTAGCAGTAAGAGCAGTCATAATTCCTGGAGCCTTAGTCCTAGCCTTTTTTACTCTTTCAATTTCTTCCATATTACTTGAATTAGTTGCAGGGGAGAGACTCGAACTCTCAACCTCAAGGTTATGAGCCTTGCTAGCTACCATTGCTATCACCCTACGATGTATATTAGAGCCTCTTGTAGGAATTGAACCCACATCTTCTGAGTACAAAACAGAAATAATAAACCTTTATACTAAAGAGGCATTGTAGCTTCAGTGGGACTTGAACCCACACTTCCATTACTGGAAAACAGAGTTTAAGTCTGTCGGGTCTACCTATTCCCCCATGAAGCCTTCGTTTTAATAAGGTCTTACATCACACAGACCAAACAAGTATCTATACTTGTTGATATTCTGTATAAATGTCTCACATTCTGAAGTGATGCCTTTATATATAATCTCTTGAGGAATCTTGTCATAAAAAGATAATGTACCTACTTTAACTTCTTCAATGAAGTCTATAGCATTTAGTGTATTACTTGCAGTACCTTTAATAACATTAGGTTGCATCTGCCCAAGTATTCCCATATAACCCTCTGCAAGCCCATCCTGATAATCTGATAGTATAACAAGAAACTCATCAAGATACACATGAATATTCTTCTTAGGTGCTGCCCAATGGAGGTTTTTACACTTAGTTTTCCACCCCTCAAGTTGATTGAGGAAACTTATGAAGAATTGACTTCCTGTAGGAGAATTATTCTCTCTTTCCTCTTCCATTGGTGTAAACAAGCTATCTTCAAACATACCTTTTCTATTGTTTTGATGTTGCAAAGTTAAGTAAAATATTTGTAACTACCAAACATTTTCTTAACTATTTTCCAATTATTTTCTAGTACCCCCTAAGAGACTCGAACTCTTACACATTGCTGCGTATGCTCCTAAGGCATATGTGTCTACCATTCCACCAAGAGGGCATTATGACAGCTTCCTACTGGGGTTTCACCTGAATCCTATTAAAATAGGTCTACTGTATTCACACTGCCTTTTCATAAGTAGCATAGAGGCTAATGTGTAACTTATATTATCTACCTTATTAGCATACTATTACTTACTGTGGGTGTTCAAAGAATCGAACTTTGTTCTAAGGATTTTCAGTCCTCCGCAATGTAACCATACCTGCCCAGCACCCATAATGACTTATTTGTGTCTCTCCCCACATCACCTTCCATAAGTCAAGGACGAAGATTTCTATTGAAGTGGGAGTAAAAGGACTCGAACCTATTGTGTTTCTATGTGCCAGATTTACAGTCTGGTGCCCATCCACCATCTGAGCAGTACTCCCATAAATTATTTCCCAAGTTAGTAAAGGTAGTTACCTAGGAGGTAACATACCTGAGGGCAAGTAAGTTATATTTGAAAAAGCCTGACTTACCCTTCTTTTAAGAAATGAAATAACCTTTTTCATATCACTTAATTTAAGGGATTAATAATTAGTTTCCCCACTAGGAGTTGAACCTAGCTCTCATGATTAAAAGTCAAGAGCATCCACCATCAATGCTTTGGGGAAATGAAGCAGGGTCTTTTATAGAGGTCCTTCTGCTTTAGCTAGTTAGCTATTCTAGCTAATTCTCCCTGCATACCTCTTATTGTCACTACATCCTATATAGGAATTGTAAAAGGAAATAATATCCTATAGGAATAGCATATAAAAGATGCTTTGTCCTATTACTCTCCTTCAACCATTTTGGGAGGATTTTGTTTAATAGTATTACTATCTTTTCTTTCATATTTCTCAGACCATGCTTTTGTTATGCCAGCGGATGTAAATACAGCAGCAACAGCACCTATATATGCAGCTAGACCATTTAAGTCTGTTGCTATAGTATGGTTATATATCACCTCTACTATAAGTAGTATTGCTGGTACTAATAGCAGTACCAAACCTATTACTGTAACTGCTACAAGGAAGAAGTTCTTTGAACTAACTCCTGTATTATTCTTTATAAGTTTATCTATATAACACATGACTTAAGACTTGGAGGTGGGATTTGAACCCACGAATCATCAGATTTGCAGTCTGTGCCCTTAAACCACTCGGGTACTCCAAGGTAGTACTGGCAGAGGGACTTGAACCCCCATGTGACCAATTACCCTTTCTAGACTGTATAAGAGTCAGGGGATATGCCAGTATGTTGGGGTGTCTGATGGGAGTTGAACCCACACAATTTGGAGCCACAATCCAAAGCTCTACCATTAAGCTACAGACACAGTTCTGATGAGTAGACTCGAACTACTAACTACTGCCTTATGAGAGCAGCTTTCTACCATTGAAATACATCAGAATATGTAGGGATAATAGGACTTGAACCTATAACTCCTTCCGTATCAGAGAAGTGCTCTAACCATTGAACTATATCCCTATATTGCTGATGGGATAGGATTTGAACCCATATCAGCTGGTTTTGGAGACCAGTATTTTACCATTAAACTACCCATCAATTTCTGCGGGGGTAGAGAGAATCGAACTCTCATCTCTTGATTAACAGTCAAGTGCATAGACCTTCCAGCTACACCCCCTAATTGTTGCTCCTATAGGACTTGAACCTATGACCTTTTCCTTGTAAGGGAACTATTCTTAACCACTGAACTAAGGAGCAATGAAGCAGTTTCTTTAACCTCTAACTGCTTAAAAAGAGGGTTCAAGCAAAAGCTCAACATTATGAAAACATGAAACATGTGTGGAGAATGAGGGACTTGAACCCTAAACTTGACTTTGCAAAAGTCATGTGTTAGCCAATTACACCACAAACCCCATTAGTAGGGAAAAGGAGACTCGAACTCCTGATTTCTTGCTCCCAAAGCAAGCTCCTTGACCACTAGGATATTTCCCTATAAGCGGAGAGCAATGTACTCGAAACATATACAATTACTTGTACACTTTGCTTAGCAGGCAAGCCCTATAACCTCATAGGTTTACTCTCCAATAGTGGAAGTGTGAGATGTCGATTCCCATACCTTTTATGGTACCCATAGTTTTCAAGACTAGTCTAGAGGCCGCTCTAGTTACACTTCCAATTTGCCTACCCTACCGCTGTAGGAATAGGACTTTTAAGTCGGGTCGCAGACTATGAGGGAATTGAACCCTGACCTTCACATTGACAGTGTGATATGCAAACCATTACACTACATAGTCTATATAGTAGAGCCACTGGGAATTGAACCCAGATTTCTGCCTTGAAAGAGCAGTTACCTAACCTTTTAGTAGATGACTCCATTTAGTAGGGAAGTAAGGACTTGAACCTTATCCTTAGCCTTGAGAGAGCTATGACCTAACCTATAGTCTACATCCCCATTTCTTAGTACCCCCTGAGGGAATTGAACCCCCATTAAAGGCTTAGAAGACCCTTGCATTATCCATTATACTAAGGGGGCATTGTTGTTCTCATAGGACTCGAACCTATAAACTCAGCTCCAAAAACTGATGTGTTACCATTACACCAGAGAACAATAAAAAGAGTACCATCTTAAAACAACTGGTTAAGATGATACTCAAACAAAGATGAATATTCACCTAAAACCACCTCTCAATTGCAGTGCAAAGGTAAGCATAATTTTTGAAACTACCAAATATTTTCTAAAATATTTTCAAGCAAAGCACTGCATTTGTCTATAAGAGTAAAAGAAATTTGCTAGGTTTTAGGTTCTCTAAAGTAAATACTAACTCTTCTCTGCTAATTTATTAGCCCAGAGTTCAGTATAAAACTTATAGTAATTCCAACTGAATCCCATCATACCACAAATGCTATACACTATAAGATGTAATAAAGATGGGATGCCTATAACTACTAAATATAAAGGACCTAGAATCCTAGATTGTTTACTATGTCCATGACTATGCTTAACAGCTGTATCTGTGGACATAGTATTCACAAAGATATAGCTACCTAAAGACATAGTTGGTAGCACATAATTATATATTATAGTATTACCTCCTACTATACCTTCTCTATATGCTGCCTCACATAATATACATAATATACCTTCTATACAAATAGCAAGTAGATTCTGTGGGAATTGCCATAACCACATCAATGAATCCTTAATATAACTACTAATCTTCTTCATTATTAAATATAATTTATCCCTAGAGCTGGGTTTAACAGCCTTCAAGACAGCTATTTTAGCTTTCCTATCAATTACTTACTTCAGTAGACCCGGGCTTTTAATCCTCTAAAGTCTGATTCCCTGTGCCTTTTCTCAGTGTGATGTGCTCAGACAATCTACCTTATAAAGTAATCATTTGTGTAGTATTGGGGACACCTCTCTATTATTTATAGATACTACCCAACTTCTGCCCCATTACTTTTTATCCTCATGGGGGATAACCTAATCACACTTAGGTTCTACGGTGCAAAGATAAGAAAAAAAAATGACATGGCCAAATTTTAGTCATGCTATTTTATAACTAGGGGCAGCAAGATAGAGTACAACAACACAAAAGCTAGCCCATAATATAAAAAATGTTTTTACAATTTCGTCCTAGAAATTCTCACACTGATTAAGTGATTCTTTAATTCCTCATCACTTAACCTATTTAACCAGTTCACACTGTCAAAAGTGAATAGGGGGTTCTTCTTGAAGAGTACATGTAAGTATTTTACCTCTTTGTCACTAGTAGAACCCTCTGGAGGATTCTCTCCATTTCCACTAATACGCCAAATTCTTAAGGCACTATCCTGTAAGGGGTATTTAAATCTCATTGGCTTAACCCCTACTCCAAAAGGAGTTACACAGTACCCATTTCTAATCTGAATTAACTGCCTTTCTCTATTTGAGTCCAGTACATTCTCCAGTTCATAGTAGCCATCTTTAGCTACTTCAGCAACTACACTAAGTATATTGTTAGAAATATAAGGAGTCAAGATGCAAGATTTATTATTATCTTCACCAAATGGGTCAACCCCAGCAAGAGTATTTTCTGAAAGGACCTCTATTGGTCTTCCATATCCATCTGCAATGTGTATGTTGAATACTTTAGCACTTTTATATTGAAAGATACTTTTCTTGCCAAGAGTTAAACTAATACTTGCATTACCATTTTTCTCAGATATATGCAGTCTTGCCTTTACCACAGTATCAACTATCTCAGGTCTTTTCTCCTTCTCCTCTTCTAGACCTCCTATATTGACCAATTTTCCATCTATATTCTCTATAAGAGCTACTCTATTATCTTGTAACTCCTTGACCAATATCTCATCTTGGTTTGTAAGATTGGCATCTCCTTCAACCAATCTCTTCCCCTTTATGTTGAATATTCTCCTTTTCATGCTGCAAAGATACTACTATAGTTTTAACTATGCAAGTACAAAAAAAA